TTAGGACAGGGGCTGCGAACTTTCATGCGGTCCCGCGGCGATCTCTGGTGATTGCGGCCAAATATCGTCGTCAGGGTCGATCTCGATCACCAGGTACTGGCGACCTTTGATGTGGCGAAGCTTCGCGGGCGCTGGGCGCCGCCACACGCAATATCCGCCACCGTCGACTTGCTTGCCCTGCCGGAACCAGAGGCTGGTCGCCTTCCAGAAGTTCGCGCCCCACGGCGGCTGTCGCCCCTCTCGGCCGGTGCGGTCAATGACCAGCGCGCCGAATCGATCGCTCCACTCGAACCGGTACGTCTGGGCACCGACGACGATCCGATAGTCAGCCGGGTCGCCGAACTCGCAGACGTGGAAAGCGACCTCGCTCAACCCTCCGCCTCCTCGACCTTCGCCAGCGCCGCTTTCGCGCGGAGGCGCTGGGTGGCGTATTTGAGCGCCATCTTGAACGTCTGGTGGCCGAGCACCGATTCGATCTCGCCGACGGTGCAGCCCGCTTCCTCCATCCGGGAGCCGGCGGCGTAGCGCAGGCCGTGGAGCGAGCGGTTGTGGGGCAGGCCGGGCGTGCGGGCGACGGCGCGGCGCAGCGCCTCGGAGAGGCCGTTGGGCGTGTAGCGGCGGCCCTCTCCGGTGAGGCAGATGAGATCGGTCGGCTTCGCGTCCGGCCTGGCCGCGCGGAGCGCCTCGAGGTGGGCGCGCAGCACCGGGTGGCAGGCGATGTCGAGCAAAGCTGTCGTCTTCGACTGGCGGACCCGTATGGCATCGCCCTGAAACTGCTGCCAGATCATGCGCTGGACGTCGGCGCGCCGCTGTCCGGTGTAGAGGGCGATGAGGACGGCGGTGGCGATCGCCTCGCCGCAACGGGCGTAGAGGAACAGGTCGACCTCGGCGTCGGACCAGACGACGATCTCGCGCTCGCCGCCCTTGCGCTTCAGCCGCTTGATCCCCTTCGCGGGGTTGAACCCGGCCGGCACCAGCTCCTGCTCGTCGGCCCAGCTGTAGAGGCGCGAGAGCATCTGCTTGACCTTGTGAGCCTTGCGCACCGTCGCCCGGTGATCGTCGCGCACGGCCTTGAGCATCGCGCGGGTGGCGAGCGCGAATCGCACGTCGCCGACGCCGCCCTCGTCGAGCGGCTTACGCAGCAGCGCGAGGGTGCGGGCGTAATCGTCCTGGGTCGCGTCGGCGAGGCCGAGGAATTCGGGGCTGCGGCGGTAGCGGTCGATCAGCCAGGCGAAGGTCTCCGCGCTCGGCTTCAGCGCCTTGGCACGCCGCTCGGCGACATCGAGCAGCTCGGCGTAGCGCGCCATGAAGGCCGGCTGGTGCGGCTGCTCGGTCGGATGGAGCTCGTGGACGTGCGGCAGGGCGACGTCGCCGGTCAGCCGGTGGCGGAAGCGCCAGTAGCGGCGCTTGGCGAGATAGGTGTAGCGAAGCTCAGTCTGCGCCATGCCGGCGCCTCCGGTCGAAGAAACGCTGCTCCTCCGCGGCCGCGGCCGCGGCGGGATCGTTGTCGGCGGGCGGTGCGGCTGGCGCGCCGCCCTCCTCGGCGCCGAGCTCGTCCGCCCAGCGGTCCAGATCCCTTATGTCGTAGAGCACGCTCCGCCCGTCCCGCTTCGGCTTCGGTCCCCGCTCCCGGATCACGGTGACGCTGCGCGACAGGTATAGGGCCGCGAGGTCCGCGGGCATGAGCCGAGGCCAGGCGGCGATGACCGGCCGACCCGCGGGTGCCGGCAAAGGGAGCACGCGCGCGGGTTCACCCATCACCTCACCTCCCACCGCTCTCCGGCGACTGCAGCGGCGAGAAAACGGCCTCACGCCACTGGGCAAGCCGCCGGTCTGTATCCCCCTGAAGGTTGAAGTGCGCTTGGGCCATGTCGCGCCGGTGCCCACGCTTCCAGCGACTTGAATAGGCGCGATGGAGCCTTGCGTTCTCGCGTTCCTCAGTCTTTTGCATGATCGCTCTCCGGCGACTGAGGGGTGGAGAGAAGGTCACCCTGCCTTTGCGCATCATCTAGCCGTCGACAGGCCATGTCGAAGTAGGCGGGGTCCTTCTCGATGCCTATGAAGCCCCGGCCCATGCGCAAGGCTGCTACGCCGGTCGAGCCGGAACCCATGAAGGGGTCCAAAACCACCTCCGCGTCCGTTGCCTCCAGCGCGCGCCGCGGGAGCTCAACAGGAAATGGGGCCGGGTGCGGGTTCTTGTCCGGCGTAATGGTCCATACATCGCCGAGGCCTGACACGCCTCTCGAGTTCAGCCGGAAGTCCTCATGGGCGAGGAGCATCAGCCATTCGTGCGTCGGGACGAAGGCGGTGGGGTTGTAGTTTTGCCCTCCCGGCCGCGCCCAGATTATAGTCTGTCGGTGATGAATCTCGGGCGGGAGCAACTCGTCAGGTTTCCAAAGGCGCGGGCCAATGACGCGGGGCTTGTGGTTGTAGAAGATACCGCCGGCGGGAGCAGTGAGGCGCCACATCTCGCGCACGCAACGGTGCTGCCATGCGACGTATTCGGGCCAAGGCATCGCATCGTTGTGGGCCGTGTAGCCGGCGCCAAAGCCGCCCTCGCACCCGCCGCGCCACTTCTGCTGACCTCCCGACTTCTGGCCTGGGCGCCAATGGCCGAAGCCCTTCCACGGCGCCTCACCGAGGTTGTATGGCGGCGAAGTGAAGACCAGCCCAACAGGGCCAAGCGTCGGCATGACCTCCAGGCAATCGCCGAGGTAAAGCGTGGCCTGGCCGATAACGACCCGCTCCCCCATCACTCCCCCTCCTGCGGCTGAGGGTTGAGGGTTGAGGGCGGCGCGGTGCTCGCCTCGTTCGATGGCGGCGGCGATCCGTCGGGCGATGAGGTCATTTTCGTCACCGGCGCGAAGCCACGCGACGACCTGTTCCACTTCCCCGCTGACGGGGAGGGAGGACGCGTCCCGAACGTGCTGCACGATCAGCCTGATTTCATGAAAAGACAGGCGGAGCCGTGCCCGGCGAAGCTGCTCATCGGCCATGATGCGGCGCCAAGCCTCATCCTCGATCACGATCCCGCTCACCTCAGGCCGCCTTGGCTTCGCCGTTGTCCTGCTCTTCAGGACCGACGCTGAGGGTCATGACATCCGCGCTGTGATAGAACGGGATGTTGCGGGTGTCCGGGCCGTCCTTGTCGCGGCCGGAAAGAGTAAACGATTCCTCGCGCTCGCCCTGCTTGTAGCTGACCGGGCATTTATAGCTGCCGTTGCAGCTTACCGTCACGCTGATCGTCATTACAGTTCTCCTTCGTCGGGCATGAGTTCTCTGATGTGTATCCCGCAGCGCCCGCAGACTTTGGGATCAGAAGATGATGCAACGTGGCCGGGACACTGATCCGCCGGAGAGACCGCAACACTCGCAGATCGTGTTATGTAGGCGCCGAAGCTCAAAAACCTTCTCCGCCGTGAGCTTCGCGGCATATTGCCGCTCTCCGCTAGCGTGGGGCATTGCGCGCGGCTCCGCGCGAGGGATCGAAGCCCGAAGGGCCGAGACCGTCAGGGCTCGGTTCACGGGAGCCCCGCCCGCAGGACGCGCCCGACTCTAAGCTCTCCATCCGTTCGTCAATCATGGGCGTTGCTTTCGTTGAGGGTGGGGCGACCTGCGCGCTTGCGGTCTTTGATGCACTGCTCCACGAGAAGCCGTTGGTCAGCGCGCGAAAGCGTCTGTCCCTCCTCCAACATCGTTCGAACGCGGACCAGCAGTTCGTCATTAAGGGCGGCTGCCAGTTCCTGAAGCTCGAATGGCACCTCCAGCTCGCCCGCTCCTATGGCCTGGTCGCAAGGCAAGGCACCGCACTTTGGGCAAGGCTCACCCATTTCCCACCTCCCCACCGCTCTCCGGCGACTGAGGGGTGGAGCGCGGAAGGAACGTCACGCCGTCATGCGCGACAGTCCGCCCGCGATACGTCTTGCCGCTGGTGTACCATCCGCACGCGTCGCAGGGCGCGTCGTATGGCTCGCCGTTTTCGATGCAGTCGAGACAGCTTAGAGGTCGCTCCCCCATCACTCCCCCTCCTGCGGCTGAGGGTTGAGGGCGGCGCTGGCACGAGATTCAATTCTCTCAATGAGCCATTCGGACCAGCTAATTTGACCTTGATCGGTGAGGGGGAAAGCACCGGCCTTCACGCCAAAGGCGAGGGTGGTGAGCGTCTGCTTGTCGTCGAACGCTGCCTTCAAACCAGCCCGCCAATCCACTTCCCCGCTGACGGGGAGGGAGGAGAGGGCGGCACGGAGGTGGCGCCGCCACCAATAGGCACCGGCGCGGTCGTTCGGCTTGTCGCCGAACCACAAGCCATCCAGCGGACCTGTGCCGAGCAGGAATGCGAATACTGGATGCGTCTCCCCCTCCTTCGGGAGAGCGGTGGGCTTGGTGAGGGCGCGCCGAAGAACAGGCTCGATTTCATCGATCAGCGCCGCCGCGGCGCACAGGCTCTGGTCCATGCGGCAGTTCGCGGCGTAGTTGATGTCTTGCTGCGCGTCCAAAAGACGCTCGATTAGATCGGGCTCCACCTCCTCTCCGCCTGCGGGGCGGGGGGACATGATGGAGAGGGCGGAGGCAAAGCGATGCAACAGGTCGGACAGCTCTTCGGACGTGATGAGCAGCGCTTCCGGCCAATCTTCGGGCGAGGTTCGGTCATCGTACTCGTTCACTTCGCGGACGAACTCGAAGATCACCCGCTCCACGCCTGCCTCGTCCTGGTTTACAGGGGATGGGAGGGTGCGGGTGTTCCATGCCGCGACGGCCTCGGCCTTCGTCTGAAAACCTCCGACAAGGCCGCCTCGAGCAGTGGCGCCGCACCTGACGCAGATCACATAGAAGGCCTCAGTTATGTCCGAACCATCGGCCCACCAAGCACCGCTGAGGGGCTTGGAATAACTGATATGCCCGTCAGAGCTCGCCTCGCCACCACAGAACGGGCAGGCCTCCAGCTTCTCGTCTATTTCATCGGGCATGGGGTTTGGTCCTTTGTGGCGCGACGCGGCCTCGCGGAGGATGCCTAGGAGGCGCGGGCGGGAGGCGGCTGGCTCAGCCATTGGCGAGCCTCAGCAGCGTGTCGGCGTGGCACCAGCGGCTGGTGAGCGGGCACCAGCATTGCAGAGGACGGCCGGTCAGTCGGTGGAGGTTGGCGAACAGCGCCGCGCGCTTGCGCCGCAGCGCCTCGATCTCGGCGGGGCAGAAGCCGAGCCGGCCGAGCGACAGGTCGCCGAGGTCGCACTCGAGCCACTGGCCGAACAGCTTGACGCAGCGCGCATGGCCGAAGCGTCGCCAGTCGAAGGGGTTGCCGAACAAGGTAGGGCGTCCGACGTAGATCGCACCGTCCGGGGTTCTGGTGCCACGCTTGCGCGAACGCTGCAGCCGGGCCGGGAGAGGCGCGGGCGTGATCGGGGCGAAAGCTCCCGCAGGGAGCGCGCCCCGATCCAAAGGCACGGCACAGGTCAGCACGCGCGGAGCTCCGCGTCCAGCATGCCGAAGAGAAGCTCGCAGAGCTTACGATAGGCGCCCGCCTCCGCCGCCGCCGCCCGCGCCGCCGCCCGCCACGCCGCCGCCGCCTCCGCCGCCGCCCGCGCCGCCGCCCGCGCCGCCGCCCGCGCCGCCGCCGCCGCCTCCGCCGCCTCCGCCGCCTCCGCCGCCCGCGCCGCCGCCGCCGCCTCCGCCGCCCGCGCCGCCCGCGCCGCCGCCGCCTTTTTGAGATCGCCGCCCTGTTCCAGGGCGACGATCACACCGTTGCACGCATCCACGACCTTCTGCCAGTAAGCGGGCTTCGGATCGGGCTGGGCAGCCTCGGCGCTGCCGAGCGCCTGGCGGATGGTGCCGACCAGGAAGCCGGTGCGGATACGGTCCCACGCCGCGTCCGGCAGCGCCCGGGCGCGGATGAGGCGGTCGTTCATTTCCTTGTGGAACCAGTTCGTCTCATCGGAGGCGATGCCGTCGAACAATGTGATGGAAAGCTCCTTCAGCCACACCGGCATGATGCCGTCGGGCAGATCGGCCGCCGACATGATCTCGCCCGGCGGCCCGAACGAGGCGATGTAGCAAAGGCCGCAGCCGTTGCGACCGTCGTTGTCCCCGCCCTTCTTGTTCCAGAAGGTGTGCTGCAGGAGGTGGCCGGCTTCGCGATGGGCCTCTGAAATGGCGAAGCGGTCTTCGATGGTGAGCGTGGCGGTCGTCATGCTGTGGCTCCTTCGAGGGTGAGCGCGCGCCGCGGCAGCTCGCGGACGCGCAGGTCGGCGGGGAAGAGGTCGAACTGGCGGAAGGTCCTCGGATATTCGACCTCCGCCAGCTGCTTCATGTGGAAGGCGCAGGCCGTGCCGCGCGTCTGCGCGAGGAGCGCCCGCGGCCAGGAGAGCGGCAGCCGCTCTCGGCAGCGGCCGGAGCCGCCGCCGCACAGGATCCAGTCGAGATGCTCGAGCCAATCCGGCCGGAGCACGATCGGCCCCAGCATCGGCTCCACCGACAGGAATATGATGCTGATCCCAAGGACCGCATTCAGGGCAATCAGCCTGGGAATGTCGCGGTCCGCCTCCTCCTGGTTGGCGACGGTGATCCCGATCCAGACGCTCGCCGGCACCCCGGCCGGGAACATTGTCCGGAGCATCCCCTCGGCCAAGCCAATTCGCTTTGTGAGGAGCAGCCAGTCGAGGTGCGGCGTCGCGACGATCAGCGCGGCGAGGTCGGCGCGCCAAGCGTCCGGCACCGCGTTGTCCGCCCAGTCGCCGAGCGAGAGGCAGAAGACGCGGGGGCGTGTGCCCGAAGCGACCGCCTGCCGCTCCCATTTGAGCGGCTGGCGCCAGTTCGCCGGCGCGGTGCGCTTGCGCTCGGCGTGCGGGCCCCAGTGCGACCCGCCCCAGTAGCGCGCGTCGAGATCCTCGGCATAGCAGCCGTCGCAGGCCGGGCCGACCTTCTGGCAGCCGATCCACGGATTGAAGGTGTGGGTGGCCCAGCTGATTTTAGTGTCGCTACCCATCGGCCGCCCTCCGGCCTTCGTCGCGCGCCGCGTTCAGCGCCGCCATGCGGTCGGTCGAGCCGCCCGCTACGTCCGGGTGCGCCTTCGCCGCGAGGGAGCGATAGGCAGCGTCGACGTCGGCGCGGGTGACGGGCTTGCCGGCCGACAGTTGCAGCACCTCGCGCCACGGCTTGCGGCCGGGTGCCGGTGGGAGCGCGGTGAAGCCCTTGAAGGTCTGGCGGACGATGTGGAGGCCGCCGTGGCGCATTTCGGTGCGGCGCGCCTCGAGGATGTGGTGGATCGCCTGGAGGTTGTCCTCCGGCTTGGGGTAGCGGTCGACGGCGATGCACCGCTGGCCGCCGTCCCACGTGAACCAGGCGGCGACGCCCGGATCGGACAAGGTGCGGTCGACCTCGAGCCCGCCGACGTTGCTGGAGAGCACGACGTCGCTCACCGGCTTGCCGCTGTCGACGCCGAACAGGCGGAGCGAATCGCGCACGTTCTTGAGCGCCCCCGACAGCGACGTGCGGAACGCCGACGACTGCCGCCGCTCGGTGCGGGGCAGGCCGTCCGGCCAGGTGAGCGGATAAGGGTGGATCACGTCGCGCGGCTCCTCGAAAGTGGCGGCAGACATTGCCCGGTCTGCCAGCGGGTGGTGCCCGTCCTCAGGCGGTCGGCCGCTCCTGCGAAGCAGGATCCTGGGGCTCGTCGCCGGCGTCGGACGGCTGGCCGAGGCCCTCGAGCGTGGCGCTGAGCGCGTCGAGACTGTCGCAGTCGGCGAGGACCGAGGCGCTGTCGCCGGCGCTGGTGTTGGAGCGGATGCGGGCGACGACCTCGCCGACATCCTTGGCGATGCGGGCGACGGAGGCGTCGAGGCGGGCGGTGGCTTCGGACATGGTATTCAGTCTCCTTCCGATGGTGACGAGCTCAGCAAGGGCGAAGGCCGCCGCGCCGATCGCCAGTAAATCGAGTGCCGTCATGCGTTGGGCCTCGGGCAGGCGGGGTGGCTTCCGGGCTCCGCGGGCCTGCCAGCCGCGGCGGAATTCGAAATCGTCTCCATCGGGGATGGAGCCGGTTGGTCGTGCGGCGGCTCCAACAACTCCCCGGTCGATTGCTTCGCGACGACGGGCGTTCGCCGGCACCCTCTCGGGCACGCGGCCCGTCGGGCAACGCGGACGAAATCAGTCACCGAGAGGGGGTAATAGGCGGCGGCCCAGCAGTGGCCGCAATCCGGACACTTCACCCAAAACGGCACCGAGGCTTCGCACCCCGGCTCCATCCCCGATGGAGACGATGATTTTGGCGCGGCGGCGGTAACAGGGGGAAACCCACCGCCGCGCCGGCCGGTGCGGGGGGGAACCGCGCACCGGCTTGGAGTGCCCCGCTCAGCCACGGGGAAAGCCGCCGCGGCTGCGCCGGGCGCCCTCGCCCATGTAGCGGCCGAGCCGGGGAAAGAGGTCGGGGAGGAGCGGCCGCCGGTCCGCCTCGATATGGACCCGCGCCCAGCGCTCGCGCGACTGCAGTTGCTCCTCGGTGAGCGCGGGGCGCGTCGGGGTGTCGGTCGGCTCGCTCATGCCAGCGCCCCTTCGAGCAGCCGCACCTTGCGGCAGCGGTTGGACACTGCCGTGCGCAGCAGCCCGGCCGCCTCGCACTCGGCGTAGAGGTCGTGGACCTGGCGCAGCCGGGCGAAGCCGAACTCGCGCATCAGCGCCGCGTCGGCTGGCGGCGGCCGGCCTTCCGCCTCGGCGGCGCGCAGGCGGCTGAGTAGCCGGCGGGCGGCGGGACGGGCGGTCATGCGAGGATCGCCAAGGCGAAGAAGAGCGCGAGCAGGGCCAGCTCCGCGATGCCCGCCACCCACAGGAAGGGTGACGGCTTCAGCCGCAGCTCGGCGTCGAACTCGAAGTCGTCGGCATTTGAGGTGGACCGCCGACGACCGCGGTGCGGTCAGGGGAAAGGCGAAGTCCGCGCCATCGTGAAGGAAGGCTCCGGGCGCGGCGACGTCGCACGCGCCCGGAGCGGCCGGCCGGGGGGGCTGGCGGCCGGCGAGGGGAAGGCGGTGGAGCGTGCCCATCACGCCGCCTCCGCCGCTTCGAGGGGAAGCGTGCGGCCGGAAGGCAGCCGCTCGGCGAGCGCGCCGGTGAGCCGCATGGCCACCGCGGCCGCCACGATCGCGACATCCTCGGGCACGGCGGCGGCGACATAATCGGCGATCGCCGCCGCGCCGCGGTTTGCGGCGAGCTGCGCGTCCATCCGGCGCAGGATGTTTTCGGCCGACATATGCCGATAGGGTTCGTCGGCCGGTGGGGCCGTTCGAGCGGCTGGCGGATCCGGTTCGCCATGGAGATCAGGCACCTGATGGCCCGACGCGTTGGCGTTGAGCCAAGCGAGGACGCCGCGCTTGCCGTCTGGAAAATCGACCTGGAGGAAGCCCTTTCCGGCCTCCGCCTGCGTCCCGGCCCAGCGGCCGTCGGCGGTGCGGTAGAGGCGCATCAGAGCGCCGCCTGCGGCACCAGAGGGTCGTGAGCATCTGCTCGGCCATCGGACAAACCGGTCCGATAATCGGAAAAATCGCCGTGCGGCCCGCTGTCAAACGGGCTGCCATGATAGCCGTCACTGTATCCGGCGTAATAGGCACGGCGGGACGCGTTGGCGAGATCCTGCCGAGGGCGTGGGTCCCAATACGGATCGACCGATGAGCAATGCTCCATGGCTCTTCTCCCTGTTCGAGACCGTCTCTCGAGCCGGTCCCGGAGGAGCGCGGCTGGTCAGGTCCGATGGGAGAGAGTGTTGCATGAGGCGCAACAAACGGTCAAGCGTTATTTGTTGCAGCCGCTGCAACAGAGGCCAAAGTCAGCGCTTTCGAGGAGCGGGTGCAGCTCTGCCGCGAATCAGTATCAAGCTCGCAACGAGGTCACTCCACCAGCCCTTGGCGCGCAAGGTCTTTCCGCCCTTGGCGCATATCCCGAACGCAGCGGGCGACGAAGCGGCGCGCGTGCTCTGGCGCATCCCGCACACCCGTGTACCTCTCGGCCAAGGCCGGAATCTCCGCGCAATTGCGCCGGCCGTCCTCCTCGTATTGCTGTCCAGCCGCGAGGCGGGCTTGGTGGTCGGCGGCCGCCGAAGGACGGCCACCGATGTTGACCTTCGTTTTGTATTCGACCTCCCGGCCGACACCATAGGAGGAGCGCTTCAGCAAAGGACCCGTGAGCGCCTGGTATTCGTTGCCCAGCTGCGCACGCACTTCGGCCGGCTGAACGCTTCCGAACGGCGTCGACACCTCCACCTCGTAATCACCCGGCGGCACGGGGTGACCCTGCCGCGGGAGCAAGTCGACCGTGAAAGCGCCGCGCGCCACCTTGGCGTTGCTGCTCGTCCAGACCGGCCCGCGCCGCACCTCGAGCATCAAGGTCGTGTCGTCGGGAAGGTTGGTCTTGCCGGACACCCGGGCGCCCGTCGGCAAAGCTGTCACGTGGACGTCAAGCCGTAGCGGCCGTGGCGTAGCCGTTGAGAGCCGTTCCGCGTCCTCCGCCGACGGTGGTGCGGCCGACGGTTCGCTGAACGCGGAGCAGCCCGTCACGACGACAAGCGCAGCGATGACGATGTGTCGGCGCATGACGTTCTCCTTCCGATGGACGGGAGGTAGTCACCCCTCCCGGTATTTAATCATGGTCTCGGCCACGGACCCGAGGGCGCGACGTTGATCCGCGGTCGCACGATCCCAGAGCCGGATGATGTTGGTCTCCTCGCGCGGATCCTGGATGAGCAGTTCCGCCGGATCGCAGCCGTACAGTAGCGCCAGATTCTCAAGCACCTTCTGGGTATAGGGGCTGAGGCCTCGCTCGATCCTGGAGAGGGTCGACTTGTTGACCCCGATCGCGTCGGCTGCGGCCTCGACCGTCATGCCGCGGTGTTTGCGCCACGCGATAAGGAAGGTCGTGCGACGGGCCTCAGCCATGCAACGAATATCGCATGGAGACGCCCGTTGCCGCGACTGCGCGCCACGCAACAAAGAGACCGAATTGAGAGTTGACATGTTGTTGCAGCTCATGCAACAGGATGCGTGACATGCAACAGCAGGCCGCACTTCAAGCGCCAAGCGCAGACACCATCCTAGCGCCGCAAGCGCTCACGATGGAAGAGTGGATGCGCGAGGCCGATCTCAACGACCAGCAGGTCGCGGACATGATTGGACACGACAAGTCGACGGTCTGGCGGGCGCGGACCGGCAAGCTGCCCGACGGACCAAGCCCACGGTTTATCGGCAAGATCATCGAAGCGTCGAACGGCAAGGTCGACGCCAACAGCTTCTTCAAGCGTGCACTGGGCAAGGCCGCCGCGTCCCGGGAGGGGACGCCGCGGGTCCCTTTCAACTCTCGCTCAAGCTGCCTCAGGGGCACCAGCGCGGCGCGGCCCTCGCGTCGCCCCCGGGCACCGGCGAAATCTTCGCCGCCATCCCCGGATCGGCCGGCTTCACCGCCGAGCAGCGCGAAGAAGTCCAGCAGATGATCGGCGACGCGCTCCGCACCGCGCTCCCGCAATGGTTGCAGTTCGCCCAGCTCCTCGCCAGCGGGCAGGTCCGGCTGTGACCGCGCGCGCCTCAGCCGCCTCCGTCGCCGTCCAGCCGCACCACCTTGCCGTGCTGGGCCGTCTCCCATTCGTTCAACAGGCGGATCGCCCGCTCGGCATAGACGCGCAGCGTGTTCGGCGACATCGCGCGCTGCAGCACGGTGCGCCCGCTCTTGTCGGTGACGAAGGCGGTTCCGTCGGCAATCTCGATCCCCGGCGGCTCCTTGATGTGGACGATGATGTCGGCCTGGAAGTTCAATGTGTCGCTCCCTTCAGGGGCATAACGCCGAAATCTTCGTCCGGTTTCGTGGAAATCGAAACCGAAACGGCTGGAGCCGCCGCGCGCCTCGCGCTTTGCGGCGTTTGCAGCCTGGGCGCCGACGATCCGGACGCGCAGCGCTGCACGCGGACCGATTGCGGCCTGAGGCCGAAGCAGAGGGAAACGATCTAGGGTTCCCGCCCGGCACGGCCGCGGCGGGTTTGAGGAGGAACGTTGAAGATGGTGTCCGACAAGGGCGCCGGGGCGGCGATGGCCGTTTCGGCGGGAGAGAATTTGCGTCCGGGAACGCTGGGGTGACCATGAAGACGGACGCCCTTCTCGAATCCGGCCAAAATGCCCCGGTGACGCGGCCCGCGTTCCGCTGGCACGGGGCGAAGTGGAAGCTCGCGCCGCAGATCCTTCGCTACTTCCCCGCGCACCGCCGCTACACCGAATCCTTCGGCGGCGGTGGCGCACTCCTCCTCCAGAAACCCCGCGCCTATGCGGAGGTCTATAACGACCTCGATCGCAGCGTCGTCGACGTGTTCACCGTGTTGCGCGACCCGGTCCAGGCACAGGAGTTGATCCGGCGGCTTGAGCTCACACCGTTTGCGCGCGAGGAGTTTCTCGCCGCCTACGAGAGGGCGGACGACCTGGTCGAGCAGGTGCGGCGGTTCCTGGTCCGCTCGCTGATGGGGTTCGGCTCGGCGTCGGCGGCGAGCGTCTACCGCACGGGCTTTCGCGCCAACTCGGACCGCTCGGGCACGACTCCGGCGCTCGACTGGCGCAACTATCCGGGCGCCTTGCCCGCGCTCGTCGAGCGACTGCGCGGCGTGGTAATCGAAAATAGGGACGCTGCGCAGGTGATGGCCGCCCACGATGGTGCCGACACTCTCCACTTCGTCGATCCTCCCTACGTCCACGGCACCCGCTCGCGGCGGACCAACCGGCGCGGCGTGGGCGTCAGCGCCTATAATTTCGAGCTGAACGACGCGGAGCATGCGCATCTGCTCGAGTTCCTGAACACCCTTGAGGGAATGGTGGTGCTCTGCGGATATGCGAGCGCCCTCTACGAGGAAGGGCTTGCCGGCTGGACACGGATCGAGATGCCAGCTTTCGCCGACGGCGCCAGGCCGCGGACCGAGATCCTCTGGCTCAATCCTGCCGCCTCCACGGCACAGCCGCAGAGGCCGCTGCTGTGAAGCGCAACAGCGTCTCGACTGCCGTCATGGCGCGGCGACATCCGGGGGGGGGGGCAGATGGCCGCTTCCCGGCCTGAGGGCGTCAGTGCCGTCATGGCGGGCCACGCGCCCGCCGCTGTCGAAGCCGACGATGCGCGGACCGCGCTCTATCGTCGTCTCGACTATTTCCCGACTCCACCCTGGGCGGCGCGGGCGGGCGCGGAGCTGATCCGGTCGCTGGATCCGGACGCGCGAACCGTTTGGGAACCCGCGTGCGGAGAGGGCCATATGGCGGCGCCGCTCGCCGAGTCCTTCGACGTGTTCGCGAGCGACATCCACCCTTTCGGCTTTGGCGATGTCGCGAACTTCCTCGACGATCGCGAGTTCGCTCCCCCGTCTCATGCCGACGCCGCGGACTGGATCGTCACCAATCCTCCGTTCAACGCTGCGGCCCGCTTCTTAGCGGTCGGTCTGCGCACCGCCCGCCGCGGCGTGGCCCTGCTCCTCCGCCTCTCCTTCCTCGAGGGCGCTGCGCGCTATCCCTTGTTCTACGGCGCTGCGCCGTTGTCGGTCTGCGCCGTATTCGCCGAGCGGGTGCCGATGACGCTTGGCCGTTGGGACCCGAAAGCCGCGTCGGCGACGGCCTACGCGTGGTTCCTTTGGCGCAAGGGGGAGACGGGAGCGTCCCCGCGCCTGGCCGGTATCCCACCCGGCACGCGCCAGCGCCTCACCCGCCCCAATGACGCAGGGCGCTTCGGCTGGCGTAGCGACGCGAGTCTTCTTGACAGGATGGTCGCGGCCGGCCCCGACGAAGAAGAGGACCATCACGGCGGCGCCAACGACATGGTCGCGGAGGCGGCGGAGTGATGGGCGCCAGGGGCAGCTTCGACATTCCCAGTGGGCCGAGGCCGAGCACCGCCGGAGCCAAGCGCGCGTACCGCCAGAGGTTCGGACACGACTTCACCGGCAGCGACAACGCCATCCGGCAAGTCGCCTCTACGGCATGCTGCTGCGCCGGCGTGCTGGAGGCGATGCGCGATATCTCGGCGCCATCCCCGAGGGAGCCTAACCCGTGAGGGCCGTTCCCGCCTCCCTCGTCGCCCGGGCCGAGCGGCTGTCGCGCGTGCATCCGCTGGACGCGGTGGCCGTGATCACCGGCATTCACCGCACGACGCTCTACCGCCTCCGCAACCGCGGCTGGCGGCCGGGAACGACGGGGCCGCGGCGGCGCCCTGCCCCGTCCGACTTCTCCATCCAGGCGAAGGGCATGACGTCGGGCGAACTCTGCCGCCACTATCGCGCTGGCACGCGCGCCGTCGCCCGCTGGCTGCGCGAGAAGCAGCCGCGCCCGGCGATGCGGCCGGGCCCGCGGAGCAAGCGATCGTGAGCCTGCTGCGCACCCTTCTCGGCTGGTGGCGCAGACCCCGCACCGGCGGAGCGGCGCGGCTGGTCGCGGCGCGAGGCAGCATCGACGAAGCGCTGGCCGCGCGGCGTGCGCGACGGGCCGCCTACAGCGAGCGTGCCCGCAAGGCCGCCGCCACCCGCTTCCGCAACCGCATGGACGCGGCCCGCGGCCGCTTCGAAACCCCCACCACCAGCACGGAAGGAACGACGACATGAGCCAGGACAATCAGGGCGGCAAGGGCACCGTCGCCGGCGACGAGCTGCGCCTGCTGATCGAGCGCATCGAGCGCATCCGCGAGGAGAAAAAGGCGGCAGCCGACGACGAGAAGGACGTGTTCGGCGAGGCCAAGGCCCGCGGCTACGACACCACGGCCATCAAGACGATCCTCACCATCCGGAAGCAAAAGAAAGAAGAGTTCCAGGAGCGGGAAGCCATCCTGGAGACCTACATGGCCGCGCTGGGGATGATTTGAGATGGCGCAACAAATCCTCACGCCGCCCGGCTCCGAACTCAGGCACGTCGCGACGGGCGACGTCTGGCGGGTGGACATGCACTGCCAGCACGCTGTCACCTGCGCCATCCTGCAGGTGATGACACTGCCGGGAAACCCGCCGACCACCAAGGCGTGGCCGCTCGCCGCGCTGGAGGTGGCCTGTTTCGTGCCCGTGATCCGGCTGAGCACGCTGACCCCGGAAGCCACCGCCTATTTTGCCGACGAGGAGACGCTCCTCTGGGGTGAGGTGGAGCGCGGCTGGTACGGAGGCGAAGGGGGCGAGGACAGGGGTGCGCTCTTCTACGCCCACCTCCACCGCGCCCGCCGGATATCGATCGGCGAAGCCTTCCGTCGCTTCGGGCTTGGCGGCGGGCGCTACCATATCCAGCGGCCTCTGTGCGGAGGCGAAGGATGAACTTCGCCCCGCACCCCTCCGCGACGCGGAAATTCGGGCCGCCGGCCGGCTGGACGCCGGAGAAGGACGGCGAATGCGGCACGCTGGAGATCGCCGATGTCGAGGACGCGCACGGCCACCCGTTCATGGAGAGCCTGTGGAGGCCGGACCCGGAGGAGCTGGCGGCGCTGAACGCCGGCGCGGCGATCGTCCTCGGGATCAGCGGCCGGACGCACCCGGTGGTCTATGTCGGCGTCACAGCGGCGCCGCAGCATGACGGGGGTGCGAAGTGACCGCGCGGCTCGGCGACCACGCTCGCGTCTTCCGCCACGGCCACCTCTTCTCCGGCATCGGCGGCGGGGCGAGGGGGTTCAACCTCACCACGCCGCGCGCGGGAAACCTGCGCGGCCGGTTCGTCTGCGCCGGCGGCATCGACGTGGACGCTGGCGCGATCGCCAATTTCGGGCGGATGACCGGCACGCCCGGCACGGTCATGGATCTGTTCGACCGCGCTCAGTACGAAGACTTCTGGGGCAAGGCGCCGCCGGCCGGGTGGCGCGAGGCGATGCCGGGCGACATCGAAGCGGCGTTCGGCGGGCCCATCGACGTCGCCTTCACCTCGGCGCCTTGCAAGGGCTTTTCCGGCCTGCTTTCGGCCACCAAGTCGAAGACCGACAAGTACCAGGCGCTGAACCGGCTGACCCTGCGCGGCATGTGGCTGCTGCTCGAGGCCTATCGCGGCGACCCGGTGCCGATCATCCTGTTCGAGAACGTGCCCCGCATCATGACCCGCGGCCGGCCGCTGCTCGACGAGATCATGCAGCTGCTGCGCGGCTACGGCTACATCGTCAACGAAGACGTCCACGATTGCGGCGAGATCGGCAACCTCGCCCAGACGCGCAAGCGCTTCCTGCTCATCGCCCGCCACCCGGCGAAGATCCCGCCCTTCGTCTACCAGCCGCCCAAGCACAAGCTGCGCGGCGTCGGCGAAGTGATCGGCAAGCTGCCGCTCCCCGGCGATCCGGTCGGCGGCGTCCACCACCGGGTGCCGTCGCTGCAATGGCAGACGTGGGTGCGCCTCGCCTTCGTCGAGGCGGGCAAGGACTGGCGCTCGCTCAACAAGCTCCAAGTCCAGGACGGCGTGCTCAAGGATTACGGCTTGGTGCCGGAAGGGCCCGGCGGCGCCGCGCTGCGCGACAGCGCGCTCGGCGTGTGCCGCTGGAGCGACAGCGCCCCCGTCGTCATCGGCAACCACAGGAGCCCGTACCAGGGCCGCTACAGCGTCGCGGACCCCCGGCCGGTGGACGAGCTCTACCGCACGTCGCTCGGCGTCACCCAATGGGCTGACAGCGGTCCGACGATCGGAGGTCGCGGGTTCCCGCTCAACGGTGCTTACAGTGTCGCCGATCCGCGCCCAGGCTATGGCGCAGCGACCCACCAGAACATTCTCTCGGTGGTCGCGTTCGGCGGGCCTGCGAAGACTGTCACGGGAGCAACCCACGTCGCGGGCAGCGCGCTGAGCGTCGCGGACCCGCGCCCGCTGTCGACGGACCGCTCCTCCTCCTACGGCGTCCAGCCTTGTGCCAGGCACACCGGCACCGTCGCCGGCGAAAGCTATCCGACGAACGGCGCGTTCAGCGTCGCCGACCCTCGCCCTACGCAGGCCAACCAGTCGTTCGACCAATATGGCGTGCGGCCGTGGGGCGATCCCAGCGGCGCGGTTTCCGGCCAGAGCCGCCCGGGGGGCGGCGCGTTCGCGATCGCCGATCCGCGCGTCAACGGGCACGAGAGGAGCGTCATGCTCGGCGTGCGCGCCTGGTCGATGACGGCGCCGTGCCTCAAGGCCGACATGAGCGTCGGCGGCGGGCCGTTCGCCGTGGCCGACGTGCGGATGCAGGGCGGGCCGCGCTTCAACAGCACCTATCGCGTCATCCGCTACGCCGAGACCAGCGCGGCGGTGGCGGGGCCGGGTGGCCCGGCCGGGGGCCTGTGCGTCGCCGATCCGCGTGCGCCGGAATCCCCCCTGTTCAAGAAGAACAAGTACAAGGTGACGCCGATGGACGCGGCGGCCGGTTCGGTGATCGCCGCCAGCACCACCGGCGACGGCGCCTTCGCCGTGGCGGACCCGCGCCCGGGCCGGGACAGTGCCGCGCTGCAGGGCAATTGGCGGATCGAGATGTGGATCGGCCCGTCGCGCGCCGTCGTCGGCGCGAGGAAGAGCGGCGCGGCGGCGATCGCCGACCCTCGACCGAGCTGGGGGATGGGGCGGCACGAGAACGTGCTGCGCATCACGCCCCACGACGCCCCGGTCGGGACCATCCCGGCCAACGCCCATTCGGTGACCGGCGGTCAGCCGTGCGTCGCAGACGTCCGGCGCGAGCATTATCAGACCGGCGGGCATTACGGCGTGGTGCCGTGGAGCGGGACCGCTTTCACCGTCGCCGCCTCCGCCTGCCACGACAACGGCTTCAACTCGGTGGCGGACCCGCGGCCAACCTCTGGAACGGATTCGCCGCCGCCCGCGCCAGCGGCGTCCCTGCCGGCGGCGACGCAGAAGCTGGTGTGCCGCATCGTCGCCGAGGACGGGACATGGCACCGGCCGTTCACCACACTCGAGCTCGGCTCGCTCCAGTCGCTGTTCGATCCCGACGAGGCGTTCTTTCAGGATCCGGAGACCGGCGTGTGGCGGGCGCGGAGCGGATTCGAGCTGCTCGGCGGCTCGGATGCGACGGTCAGGGAATGGATCGGCAACGCGGTGCCGAGCGAAGCGGCGCGGGCGATGGCGAACGTCGTCGGCGAGACCCTGCTGCTCGCCGCGGCCGGCGAGGGCTTCCAGCTCGACACCCGGGCGATTTGGGTGCGGCCTTACGCCCTCGCGATGGCCGTCGACAGCCGCCAGCCGGCGTTCGAGATGGATGGAGGGCGGCTGTGACCAGCTACGCCTTGCCCGCCGCGAGTAGCATGTGCTCCAGCGCCACGGACGCGGGGCCGCTGACTGGCACCTCGCCCTTCTCCCAGCGCCGCACCTGGCGCTCGCCGTTGGCTCCCATGCGCAGGGCCGCCGCAAGCTCCGCCTGCGACAGCCCCAAGGCGAGGCGGGCTTCCTTGACCTCAGCCGAGTTCATCGCCTCGCGCTTCACGTGCGACCTCCGCCCAGTCTCGGGCGCACTCGTCGAGTTCCGGCGCCCAGTCGTCGAGCGACGTGGGGATCACGTCTTCGAAGCGCCTCGGCTGAATGTCGTCGAGACCGCCGAATTGCCAGTAGAGGCCAAGCATCTGCTTGACGGTCGCCGAGAGGTCCGCGGTCAGCTCCGCCATCCGTTCTGCCACCTGAGCACGTTGGAGCGGCGAAAGATCCTCCACGTTTGGCACGTTGGGAATGTCGTCTTGGATGAACGGCGCCCAGCCTTCGCCCCAACAATCGACCTGCGCCGCCTCCAGCGGCCTGTTGAAGCGGTTGCGACGGCAGCCGGGGCGGCAAAAGTAGAGGCGCGGCCCGAAATCGCCGTTCTCGCCCTCGTCGAAATGCTCGGTGTAGCCCTTGGCCGCCAGCGCGGCGATCGCCGCATCCTTCGTCATCAGTTCCATCGCGCATTCTCCCGTGTCCGGTGGGCCACTGGCCCGATGCCGGGTAGATCGGACATTATGTCCGGTCTGTCAAGCGGAAGTTCAGCCGCATGACCACGGCCCTCATCCCCAGCATCGTGGACATCGTGGTCACGACAGAGAGTTGGGTGCGCATCTTGTCGTTTCGCGCCGAAGACCTGCGGAGCATGCTTGACGGCGCCGCCGCGGCCGTGCCGTTCCAGACTGAAAGCCGCCAAGTCGACGGCGACGGCTGGTGCATCGACACCATGGTGCCAGCGCGAGCCGCCCCTCGCCCCATCGAAAGGTCCACTTTCGATGGATAAGCTCATCCCCTCCACCGGCGAGATGCGGCCGGGGTCGTACATCAACTTCAACGTGCGCGGCTACAAGGCCGGGGACCGGGCGCTGTTCGAGCGGGTGTTCGGCCGGCCGTGCATCGGCACCATCTTCCTGATGGACGGCAACATTGCCTGCTTCGACCTGGCCGAGGTGATCGACCCGCTGCGCGGCGACGGGACGCCGCCCGAGGGCACCGCGCGGATCTTCGTCACCAACGTCAAGGCGAAGCTGCGCAGCGCCGCCGGCGACGTGTCCGAGGCGGCCCTGCTTACCGCGCTGGGCGCCGCCTTCGCGGCCGCGCCGAGCTGGTATGAGGCGGAACGGCAGCGGCTGGTGCGGGCCCATAATCGGACGGCCAAGGCGGCTGGGGGTGGGCGGTGAGCGAGGCCATCAAGAGGATGCTCGCCGAGCGCGCGGCGGTGGCGGAGGGGAGAGATCTTCCACCGTCAAACGATCGACAGGCCCGCGGGCTGCATCTGCTCCAGCTGCGCCAGCGGGCAATCGAACGCGCTTGGATCAACCGTATCGAGATTGAACGCGACCGCGTCTTCGCCCTCGTCGAGCAGGCGGCGCCCTACATCGACGCAGTGACCATCCTAGAGCGGCGTGGCTGGCTGCCGTCGCCGCTCCTTAAATTGACCTACTGGACCGTCCGCACGGGGCCTAATCCGGACAACAGTTTCGCCGCGCTCAACTACATCGAGCGTATGCTCGACTTGGCGCGCGAGCGACATGCGCAGGGCCTCGACCCGAATCCCTTTATCAATGACGACGCGGTGGCGGAGCGCGGCCAGTGACGATGCAGTGCGCCTCCGGAACGCGCGATCAGCGACGGCTGGCGGTCAAGCTGGAGCGCGCCGCGTGGCGGAGCGGCGACAGGGGACCGTGGGAGCATTTCGACCTACCCGGCGGGCTGCCGGGGCGCGGCTGGTGCCTCGAGGTGCGGCGCGCCAGCCGGAACCGCCTCTACGCCGTCCTGATCCGGCCGGTGGCGACGGATTGGGGTGAGGTCCGCCACCTCGCCGTCCGCACCGCCTCCAGCCTCGAGCCGCCCTGGCGCGACAAGCAGCGGATCAAGGACGAGCTGTTCGGCGAGGCCGCCACGGCCGTCGAGGTCATGCCGCCGCGCGGCGAGCTGATCGACGCCGCCGACATGTACCACGTCTGGGTGCTCCCCGACGGCTTCCGCCTGCCGTTCACGATCGGGAAGCGGGGATGACCGCCAGCGCCGCCCTGGCCGCGAGCCTGACGCCTGCGCAGCGGCACGTCGTGCTGCGCTGCTCGGACGCGCAGGAATGGGGCGGCGCAGACTACGGGTTCACGCGCAACTGGCCGGACCTCGTCTACGGCCGGTACCACGTCTCCTGCCGGACGATCTACGCGCTCATCCGCCTGGGGGTGATGCGGCGGGACAGCCGGCATAGCGGCTTCTACGGCCTCACCGGCCTCGGCCTTAGCGTCCAGCTTCAATTGCAGCAGCGCGTCCGGCTCCAAGTACCACTTGGAGACGAACCTTGAACGCCCCCGCCGACCTCCTCACCCGCCTCATCGCGGCCGGGACGCCGGCCGGGCTGGTGGCGGAGGTCGCGCTCGCGCTCGGCCGGGCCGAGGCCGTGCGCGAGGAGGCGGAGGCGCTGCGCCGGGCGGACGAGGCGCGGCGGGAGAAGCTGCGCAAGGCCAATGCCGAGCGGCAGCGCGGCTTCCGCGACCGTACCCGTAACGCTCCGTCACGCGTGACAGCCGTTACCGGGCGTGACGAGGCGTTAGTCACGCCCGGTCACGCCGCCGCCCCCCCTATTGAGAATATTCTTACCCCCCCGTCCCCCACTGACATTGCTATCGCAACGTCAGTGCCCCCGGCGGGGGCCGACGACGGGAGCGCGGATCGAAAGGTTCGAGGTAACCGACCCGCCCCGCCTCCCCACAAGCCCCGGAAGCGCGCCGTCGGCAGCCGCATCGCCGACGACTGGACGCCGCCGCCCGTCGATCAACTCCCCCTCGAGGTCCAGGTGCTGGTCCGGCAATGGCCGTCCGGCGGCTACGAGATGACCGCCCTCGCCTTCCACAGCCACTGGCTTTCGGAAGGGCGGGCGATCGGGGCGAAGCGCGACTGGCCGCGGACATGGGTCAAGTGGATCATCGGCGAGAATACGGCGATGATCCGGGCCAAGCGCGCCGGAGCGACGTTCGTCGGCGGCGGTGGAACGTCGAGCTCGCCGGAAGCAGCCGAGAAGGCGCGGCTGGAGGGGCAGGCGTTCGAGGCGCTGCAGCAGCGGGAGCACGATGAGGTGCGCGCCTTCCGGAAGCGGCTGCGCGGCGAGATCGGCGAGCGGACCTATGACGGCTGGCTGCGGCCGACGTTCATACGGCTCGAGCAGGGCGGCACCGACGACGACTGGCGCGAGGTGACGGTCTGCGCCGGCAGCCAGTTCATGCTCGACTGGATCCGTGAGCATTTCGCCGAGCGCCTCGCGGCCGGCCTCCGCGAGGCGCTCGGCATACCGGTGCAACTGCTCTGGGAGCGGACGCTGAACGACACCTCCTAACGGGATTCACGGCGGCGGGGAACGGGGTTCGAACGAAACGAGGAGCGGGATCATGATTACGGCAAATTTGGGCGACGCGCTGAGGATCGAGTTTGCTGTCGGGCTGGGCGCGCTGACGCCGCAGGACGAGGCGTGGGCGGCCGAGCGAGTCAACGAGGGCTTTCGGGTGCGCGACGTGCAGCACGTGCTCTCGCGGCGGCTGGCGGCACGCAATGCCGGCGAGGATACGGACAGGACCGGCGCCCCGGCGGCCGCGTAGAGGGTTGGGGTTGAGGAGTGCGTGCAATGGCGAGGAAGCGGGCGGGGCGGGCGGCGAAGCCGGGCAAGCGGACGAAGAGCGGTCGGCTGAGCGCGGCCGGCGTGGCGCGGCGGGTGGAGCCCAACGACCGCGTGCTCGCCGTCCGCGACGCCTTCCGCTGGTTCCAGGACGGCAAGGCGGACCAGCAGGTCCACGACCCGATCGGGCGGGCCTGGGCGGTGGGGCTGCTCGACGGCTTCGGCGCGGACCCCGCCGCGCTGCGCGACGCGGTGCGGACCTATGGCGAGGGCTATTGGTCCTATTATGCCGGGCTGGGCATCGCGATGGGCGGGTTCGAGGGCGCGTCGCGATCGAGCGGCTCCGGCGCGTGGGCCGACCCGCGCGGCAGGCGCTTCGAGCAGCTCGACGCCGCGGTGGACGCCGCCGGCGCCTCGTCCGGGAATGGGCGGGCAGTGCGCGACGCGCTGCACAACGTGGCCGTCGACCACCATTGGTTTCCGGACGAGAACCCGCTCTGGCTCGACCGGCTGATCGTCGAGCGGCGGGTGCTGGAGCGGTCGCGGCGGATGGAGGCGAAGCTGCTGCCGGCCCATGCGCCGGGCATCGCGGGCGCGTTGCCGAAGCCGGGCGACGCGCCGCGGCTGGCGGCGCTGGCGGCGGCGGCGCTGGCGCTGGTGATGGGCTCGCGGCGGCGGGAAGAGCGCGCGCGGAGCGGCCCGTCGCTGGCGGTGCTGACCTGCCCGCCGGACCTGGACGAAGTGCCGGCCGGGCACGAGACGACCGATTTCGCACACCACGGCATTGACCCTGCTTTCGTCGACGAGGAGACGGGGCAGATGAAGGAGATGGACGAGATCGCGGCCATCATCCGCGAGCGGCTTGGGCCTGAGGAGGAAGCGGCGTGACGTCGCACTCTGCGACGCGCCGGGAGAGATGTCGTGAGCGGTGGTGCCAGCGGTAGGAGTCGAACCCACGTCTTCACCTTACGAAGGGGCTGCTCTGTCGTTGAGCTACGCCGGCAATGGCGGACGGTGAAGGGATCGAACCTTCGAGCCTCGACGGGCCTACGGGTTAGCAACCCGCTGCATTGCCACTCTGCCAACCGTCCGATTGTGGCGGCGGGTGAAGGAGTCGAACCCTCAACCTGTCAGAGTTGGCCTGGTTTTCGGGACCAGTTTGTACCCATCGTAGCCACCCGCCGTCCGGCGGGTGCAGCCCGCCAGCTATGTTCGCGTCGTGCTACTGGATGAGATGCGGTACATGGGCGCCTGGTACAGCCGCGAGGCGATCGTGTAAAGGCCCCAGGGAACCTTCCGCCGCCTCGTCCGTTCCCGCGGGTGACGCGATTGCGTTGACGCGGCCGGTTTCGCATGGTAGGTCTGACGCATTAATTCATCGGTAGGAATTGCGCCTGCCCCACAAGCCCGCCTTTCCGGCGGGCTTCGTCGTTTCCGGAGGGCCGATGCCGCAGAGCGCGCCCGCCCGCTGGAGCGACGGCTTCGACGGCGACGAGCTCGGCGTCTTCCGCCTCAAGGACCGCGACTGCGACCCCGATCAAGGGGGTTGCGGCCGGAACGGCTGGAGCGGCGAGCCGCCGCGCGTGGTGCGCGGGTGGCGGCGCGGGAGCGACACGCACCGCCGCCTCGTCTGCCCGTGCGGGCGCGCCTGGTGGCAGGTCGACGTCGGCTCCTCATAGATTTCGCCTCGGCAAGGAGGTGGCCATGGGTGTCGCCTTCGCGCTTCCCGCGACGCCGCCGCGGCGGCTGGCCGTCCGGCCGATCGAGGAGGCGGACCTGCCGCTGGTGCGGCCCGAGCTGGTCGGCCTGCTCGAGGTGAAGGTCGACGGGCTGGTGCTTGCCCATTGCATCGCCGCCGACGCGGATGCGGGGTTCGCCATTTTCTACCGTGCGGACCGGCGCGGGCGGATGCGTCTGGTGCTCGGCAAGCCGCTGCTCGCGTGGAAGCACGGACGCGTCGAGATCGGGTGGAAGTCGTGACCATGGCGGCGGACAACGCGCTGGCCGACAGGCTGGAGGCGCTGGCCGCGGATGTCGGGCGGCTGTCGCCCTCGCGCGGGAACCCGGACAAGTTCTTCGAGGACCGGGACGAGATACGCTGCGCACTCCGCCGGCTGGCGGATGGGCGGCGCTCCAACCACCTCGCCTGATGCCGAAGCGCGCGCCGAAGTTCAGCTTCCGGCCACCTGTTCGCGGAGCATGGCGGCGACCCGGCAAGAACGCGCATCGCAGGGTGCGCGGGCGGCGGGGGGTCGAGGATCGCCGGCGGATCCTGCGCGAGGAGCCGCTGTGCCGAGACCCGTTCGGTCACCACGCCGCCGCAGGGCAGACCGTGGCGAGCGAAGAGGTCGACCATATCCGCGACGATCTGCCAGACGACCTCTGGGACGCGCGGGCGAACAAGCAGGCGCTGTGCAAGCCCTGCCACCGCGAGAAGACGAGGCGCGAGGCCGCGGCCGGACGAGTTTGACCGCACCCCCGGGGGTGGGTCAAAACTTCCGAGCCGCGATCTCGGACACCGCCGCGGTAGCCAAATTTTTACGTCGTCAATACTCAGGGTAAAAAGTTCCGGGGCTTTGGAACTCGGCGCGAGCGGCTCCCGCCGCGGTCGGCCGGAGGGGCTCCCGCCGATTCGGAGGGCTCGCAATGGCCGGTGGCAAGGGCGGGCGGCCGCGCAAGGCGCCGCACCTCAAGGTCGTGACCGGCACCTTCCGGCCGGACCGCGAGCCGCTCGTCCCGGACCACGTCCCCCTCGGCCAGCTCATCGCACCCGCCGACCTCACCTCGGACGAGCTGCGCTACTTCGGCCAGATCGCCGCCGCGCTCGAAAAGGAAAAGCGCTGCAGCCCGCACCACGAGCCGGTGGTCACCCTCCTCGCCCGCCGCCTGGCGGAGATCGAGATGCTCGCCGCCGTCCTCCTCATGGAGGGCGTCACGGTCCAGTCGACCAGCGCCAAGGGCACCGGCAGGAACCGAATCGTCACGGTGATGATCCGCGCCCGGCCGGAGGTGGCGATGAAGTCGGAAGCGATGCGCCACGCCCAGTCGCTCCTCAACGACCTGATGCTGAGCCCCTCCTCGGCGCTCAAGATCGCCGAGGGCAAGAAGCAAGCCGCCAACCCGTTCGACGAATTCTGAAGGAGCGGTCATGTCTCCCGAACTCGCTCCCGAAAACCCGCGCGACCTCCTCACCGCGATCAACGCCTGGCAGCGCGAGCACGAGGGGCGTCCGGCGTCGCCGCAGCAGACGGCGATGACGACGCTCTACTCTGCCATCCGCGACCTGCTCCCGATTCGGGCAGGCGAGTATCGGCCGGTCCAGGTGGACAGCCTTCGCGCCGCCCTCGAGGCCGCCTTTCCCGACCTTCAGCAGCAGGTCTACGAGGCGAACGGCGCCGAGCATGCGCCGCTCGATCCGTCTGGGCCGCCGCACCGATGGTCGTGCCGGGACCCGCGCTACAATCCGGCGACCGGCTCGCGCCTCGCCATCTTCCTCGACGGCGTCGGGCAGCGGAAGGTGATCGCCTACGACGTCGCCCTCGGCAAGATCCTTCGCTTTGCCGTCGGCGCCGACGGAAAGCACATCCGCCATCCCGTCACCAACGCCGTCGTGGAAGAGACCGTCCGCGGCACCGTCACCGTGAAGTGGCGCGAGCGCGGCTGATGTGCCCGAGCCCCGCGACTATGCCGCGATCGCCGAAGGCTATGCCCGCGACGTAACGGCGAAGCGCATCCCCGCCTGCAAGTGGGTGCGCCTCGCCTGTAAGCGCCACCTCAAGGATCTCGGCCGGCAGCGGCGCAAGGCTTTCGGATTCCGCTTCGACCCGGAAAAGGCTGCCCGGCCCTGCCGCTTCATCGAGAAGCTGCCCCACACCAAGGGGCGCTGGGCGCGATCGAAGGAGATGATCCGGCTCGAGCCGTGGCAGGTCTTCCTCGTCGCCTGCGCCTTCGGCTGGCTGAGGAAGGCGGACGGCTTCCGCCGATTCCGCAAGCTTTTCCTCGTCGTGCCGAGGAAGAACGGCAAGTCGATCCTCGCCGCCGGCATCGGCCTGTTCATGCTGCTCGCCGACGGCGAGTTCGGCGCCGAGGTCTATTCGGGCGCCACCAACGAGAAGCAGGCCTGGGAGGTCTTCCGCCCCGCGCGGCTGATGGTCGAGCGCACGCCCGCGCTCAAGGCCCGCTTCGGCGTCGAGGTCAACGCCAAGACGATCTCGGTACTCGGCGACGAGAGCCGCTTCGAAACCCTGATCGGCAATCCGGGCGACGGCCAGTCCCCCAGCTGCTCGATCCACGACGAATATCACGAGCATGTCGACGACGGCCAGGTCGACACGATGGAAACGGGCATGGGCGCCCGCGACCAGCCGCTCCAGGTCATCATCACCACCGCCGGCGACAGGCTCGACGGTCCCTGCTACGCCGACATTCAGGACGCCCGGCAAGTACTCGAAGGTGTACTTGAAAAGGACGATCTGTTCTTCATCGAATACACGGTGGACGCCAACGACGACTGGCGGTCGGAGGCGGCGCTCCGCAAGGCCAACCCGAACTTCGACGTCTCGGTCTCCGGCGAGTGGCTGCGCGCCCGCCAGCGCGACGCCATCGCCACCCCGCGCAAGGCGGGCATCTTCAAGACCAAGCATCTCGACCAGTGGGTCTCGGCCCGTGCCGCTTACTTCGACGTCGAGGCCTGGCGCCGCTGCCACGACCCGGCGATCCCGGCCAACCCGAAGCTCGCCCTCGCCCTCGAAATCCTCAAGGGCCGCCGCTGCAAGCTCGGCCTCGACCTCGCCTCGAAGATCGACATCGCCGCGCTCGAATATCTGTTCGAGCCGCTCGGCCCGCGCGCCACCAAGGACGATCCCTACATCCGCATCGGCCGCTACTTCGTCCCCGGCGACCGGGTGGCGGAGGTCCCGGCCTATGCCGGCTGGGACGCATTGGGCCTGCTCGACGTCACCGACGGCGAGATCATCGACTATGACGAGATAGAGGCGGCGATCCTCGAGGCGGTGTCAACCTTCCAGGTCGAGCAGGTCGCCTACGATCCGCACCAGGCGACGCAACTGTCGACCCGCCTCGCCAAGGAAGGTGTGCCGGTCATCGAATACCGGCCGCTGGTGCTGAACTTCTCGGAGCCGATGAAGGAACTGGACGCGCTGATGAAGAGCGTCCGGATCCGCCACGGCGGCGATCCGGTGATGGAGTGGCAAATCTCCAACGTCGTCGCCCAGCCCGACAAGAAGGACAACGTCTACCCGACCAAGCCCCGCGAGGAGGCGAAGATCGACAACCCGGTCGCGCTGATCAGCGCGCTGGGGGTGTCGATGGCGGAGACGGCACCGGCGCGAAGCTTCTGGGAGGAGATGGCATGAAGCGTCTCGCCTCCCTCGCCCGCGACGCCGCCGGGTGCATTGGCGGCATTCTCTTCTTCCACGGCGTCGACATGATCTACCGCCCGGCAGCCTTCATCGTCGGTGGCCTTCTCCTCGCTGGCGGGTCGTTCGCCCTCTCGGCCGGCCGGAAGCGCGGCTGATGCCCGGCCTGCTCGACCGCATCGCCGACGGGCTGAACTTGAAGGCGCAGACGCTCGACAGCCTGCCCGGCTTCCTCTGGGGCCCGGAGAGCAAGTCCGGCGTCTCGGTCACTTGGGCCAAGTCGCTCGAGGTGATGGCGATGCTCGCCTGCTGCCGGGTGGTGGCGGACGGCATCGCGCAGTGCGGGGTCAAGCTGATGCGCCCGCGCAAAGGCGGCATCGGCTCGGACGAAGCCCGCGACCACCCGCTCTACCGCCTGCTCTGGCGCCGCCCGAACGACTGGCAGACCGCCTACGAATTCTGGGAGACGATCGTCTTCCACATGATGCTGGTAGGCAATGCCTACGTCTATGTCAGCCGCCTCGGCGACCGCATCATCGAGCTGATCGTGCTGGAGCCGCAGCGGGTGACCGTCACCCAGATGCCGGACCGCACTCTCTATTACGACGTGATCGGCGAGGACCAGGTCCAGCGCCGCTTTACCGGCCGCGACATCTGGCATTTGCGCGGCCCCAGTTGGAACGGCTGGATGGGCATGGAGACCATCCGCCTCGCCCGCGAGACGATCGGCCTCGCCATCGCCCTCGAGGCGAGCCACGCCCGCATGCACCGCAATTCGCTGCAGCCGGCAGGCGTCTATGCCGTCGAAGGAGAGCTGAAAAACGAGCAGCACGAGATGCTGGTCAAGTGGATCAAGAAGTCGGTCGCCGCTGGCGATCCGTTCGTGCTCGACCGCGGCGCCAAGTGGACCTCCACCGAGATGAAGGGCGTCGACGCCCAGCATCTCGAAACGCGGCGCTTCCAGCTCGAGGAGATCTGCCGCGGCGTCCGCGTCATGCCGATCATGATCGGCCTGGCCGAGAAGACCGCCACCTACGCCAGCGCCGAGCAGATGTTCCTCGCCCACGTCGTCCACACCGAGACGCCGTGGGGCAACCGCATCGAGCAGTCCGCCGAGGTCGCGCTCCTCACCGAGCAGGAACAGGCCGAAGGCCTCACCATCTACATCGACTTCAGCCAGTTGATGCGGGGCGACTACAAGTCGCTGAACGACGCCCTCAAGGTCCAGCGCGACGCCGGCGTAATCAACGCAAATGAATGGCGCATCCGCATCGGCATGAACCCGCGCGAGGACGACGGCGGCGACGAATATATCGTCAACGGCGCCATGGCTCCGCAGATGGGCCTCGCCATCGTCCCGCTGAAGCAGCCCGACCCGAATCCCCCCGCTTGAAGGAGCTGCCGCCGATGTCGATGCCCGCCGCTCCGCGCCCGGCCTCCGCCTCGCCCGAGCGCAAGCCGCTCGGCGTCCGCTACCCAGTCGCCGCCCGGGCGTCCGCCCCGCGGGCGCCCGAGACCAAGCACGGCCGTGCCGCCATCGACAGCCTCGACTTCGCCTGCGAGCTCAAGTTCGCAGGCGAGGAGGGCGCGGGCACCGTCGAGGGTTACGCCTCGGTCTTCAACATCATGGACCGCGGCGGCGACATCGTTCTGCCCGGCGCCTTCAAGGCTTCGCTCGCCGACTGGCGGAAGCGCAAGGCCCAGCCGCCGATGCTCTGGTATCACGACCCGGCCTGCCCGATCGGCGTCTGGACCGAGCTGGAGGAGGACGAGAAGGGCCTGCGCGTCGCGGGCGAGTTCATCGCCGGCGTCCCCCAGGCCGACGTCGTCCGCGCGTTGATGAAGGCCGGCGCGGTCAAGGGCCTGTCGATCGGCTACCAGACCGTCAAGGACGAGATCGACCGCAAGACGGGCGCCCGCTACCTCAAGCAGGTCGACCTGTGGGAGATTTCTGCCTGCACCTTCCCGATGCTGCCCGAAGCGCAGGCGTCGGCGAAGGGTGACCTCGACCCGCGCGCCCTCGAGCGCGCGCTGCGCGACGAAATGAATTTGTCGAGCGCGGACGCCGTGAAGGCCGTCGCGCTCTTCAAGAAGCATCTCCGTGACGGAGGTGGACAGCCCGAGCAGGCGGCCCGTGACGGCGCTCCCGACCTGCTCATGTCCCTGCGCAAGGCCGCCCAGGCGCTGCGCTGATCCCCCGAAAGGAAACCACATGTTCATCGGAAAGCAGGGCGCCTTCCTTCCCGGCGCCGTCATCCAGCTCGCCATCGCGCCGGAGACGAAGGACGACAACCTCACCACCGAGGTGAAGGCGGCCGTCGAGACGCTCGGCAAGACGTTCGAGGACTTCAAGTCCAAGAACGACCAGCGCCTCGAGCAGCTCGACAAGAAGGGCGAGGACGCCGTCACCAAGGCCGAGCTGGAGAAGCTCAACAAGGCCGTCGACGACGGCATGGCCGAGGTGAAGAAGCAGCTCGAGGAGATGGCGAGGAAGGCGAATCGCCTCTCGCTCTCCGGCGTCGTCGTCGACACCGAGCTGAAGGCCGTCAAGGACTTCGCCGAGCTCACCGGCAAGAAGGACATGACGCCGGACGCACTCGCCGAGTATAAGGGCGACCTCGCCAACTATATTCGCCGCGCCGAGGTGAAGTCGATCACCATGCAGGTCGCGTCGGATCCGTCCGGCGGCTATTGGGTCACCCCCGACGTCACCGGTCGCATGGTGAAGAAGCTCTACGAGACGACGCCGATGCGTCAGCTCGCCAGCGTCGTCACCATCGGCACCGACCGGCTCGAAGGCCCGGTCGACAATGGCGAGTTCGACGCCGCCTGGATCGGCGAGCAGGGCACCCGCTCGCAGACCGACGCGTCGCAGCTCGGCATGTGGGGCATCGACGTCAACGAGCTCTACGCCTACCCCAAGGTGACGCAGAAACTGCTCGAGGACGCGAAGATCGACGTTGAGGGGTGGATCGGCGACAAGTCGGTGTCCAAGTTCTCCCGCAAGGAGAATGCCGCCTTCGTCACCGGCGACGGCAACCAGAAGCCCAAGGGCTTCCTCTCCTACCCCACCGCCTCGACCGACGACGCCACCCGCGCGTGGGGCACGTTCCAGTACATCCCCACCAAGGGCGCCGGCGCGTTCGCCAGCTCCAACCCGGCCGACTGCTTCCTCGACCTCATCTTCGGGGTGAAGGCCGGCTACCGCCAGAACGCCAAGTTCCTCAGCGCCCGCAAGACGCTGGGCGAGGTGCGCAAGCTCAAGGACGGCCAGGGCAATTACCTGGTCGACCTGCGGCTGCGCGACGGCGCGCTCGTCGAGACGATCTTCGGCTTCCCCGTCGTCGACGGCGAGGACATGCCGCAGATCGCGGCGAACTCGCTGTCGATGGCGTTCGGCGATTTCGGCGAGGCCTACACGATCGTCGACCGGCTCGGCATCTCGGTGGTGCGCGACAACATCACCCAGCCGGGCTTCGTCAAGTACCACATGCGCAAGCGCGTGGGCGGCGGCGCGGTCAACTTCGAGGCGATCAAGCTCCTCAAGTTCGCCGCCAGCTAAGGCACCAACCCGGGGCGGGCTTCGCGGCCCGCCCCGCCTTCTTTCCACCTCCTCTGAGGAGCACCCGACATGACCCCCAACCACGACGAAGCCACCGAGAAGGTCCTGGTCGAGCTGATCACGCCCGGCGTCTACACGTCCGACCAGGCGTCCGCGGTCATCGACATGGAGGGCTATGAAGCCGCCACCCTGCTGATCCACGTCGGCATCGGCGGCATCACCTTCTCCGGCACCAACAAGATCGAGTTCGTGCTCACCCACGGCGACGCCTCCGACGGCTCGGACGGCGTGGCGGTGACCGACGCCGACCTGGTCAAGGACAGCCTCTGCCCGGCCACCGTCACCGCCGGCATCGTCCGCTCGCTCGTCTCGGCGCACGCTTCGGCGGACGTCCAGAAGCTCGGCTATGTCGGCGGCCACCGCTACGTGAAGCTCGTCCCGGACTTCTCGGGTACCCACGGCACCGGCACCCCGATCGCCGCCAGCCTGGTCAAGGAACAGGGCGCGCTGCAGGGCGTCGCCTGACCCACCCGCCGCGCGCATGCCGTCCCGGCAGCGCGGCGGCAGGCCGGCGCGCGCTTCATCCCCGCGCGCCGGCCGCCTTCCCCATCGTAATGAGGAGGCGGTTTCATGACAGAACCCGTCTCCCTCGCCCTCGCCCGCGCGCAATGCCGGATCGAGGCCGACGACACGGCCGAGGACGCCCTCCTCTCCTCCTATATCGGCGCCGCCCGCGCGCTGGTCGAGGACATGACCGGGCTCATCCTCGTCCAGCGGCCCGTGGTCGAGCATTTCGACGGCTTCGTGCCCCGCCTCGGCACCCCCTTCCTCGACGACGACCAGTGGCGCCGTCCGTCGCCGCCGCAGGTCTACGGCCAGCCGCAGGGCCGGCCGCTCGCTCTGCGTGCTTGGCCGATCGCCTCGGTCGACGGCGTCGCCTACACGGATCCTGACGGCACCCAGCAGGTCCTCGCCGGCACCCGCCTGGTGGGCGGCGCCTGGCCCGGCGCCCTCTGGCCCCCGGCCGATGCGAGCTGGCCGTCGGTCCGCGAGGCCGAAGGGGTCGACGTCACCTTGACCGCCGGCTTCGCCGGCGACGCGGTCCCGCTCCAGGCCGTCCAGGCCATGCTTCTGCTCATCGCCCACTGGTATCAGAACCGCGAGGCCGTCCGCGCCGGCGACCGCGCCGCCGCCGTCGAAATCCCGCTCGCCGCGCAGGCCCTGTGCGACATGCTCAGCCTGCAGCGCGTCTGATGCCCATCGCCGCCGGCGATCTCGACCGCCGCATTGAGATCGAGCGCGACCACCCCACCCGCGACGGCCACGGCAACGACGTCGCCGGCTGGCGGCCTTACTGCAAGGCGTGGGCGAAGTTCATGCCCGGCCCGGGCCGCGAGCGGCGCGAGGCGGCGAAGGACGTCGCCAGCCTCGCCGCCATCTTCCGCGTCCGCCGCACCGCCGCCACCCGCGCGCTCAACGCGGCCACCGATCGCATCCTGTTCGACAACGTCGTCTGGGATATCGCCTCCACCGCCCTCTACGAGCGCGACGGCATCGACATCGCCGCCGTCACTTCCTACGCCATCGTCGTCCGGGCACTGTCCGGCGCAGCCGCCGGCGTGTCGAGCGCGGCCGGCGCGATCACGATCACCGCCGCTCTCGCCGGCGCGGCCGCAGCCGCAAGCATCGCGATCGGCGACCTGACCGTCACCGTGCCGCTCGCGGGCGCCGCCGCCGGCCGTAGCGCGGCGGCCGGCGCGGTCACCGTCGCCGTGCCTCTCGCGGGTGCGGCGGCCGGGGTCGCGACCGCGGCCGGAGCGGTCAGCGTCGCCGCCCCGCTTGCCGCCGCGGCCCTGGCGCAGAGTTCGGCGGCGGGCGCGATCACCGTCACCGTGGCGCTGGCGGGGGCCTCCGCCGGGCAAGCCGCCGCGACCGGGGCGATCACCGTCACCGCCGCGCTCGCGGGTGCGGCGTCCGCCGTTTCGTCAGCGGCGGGGGATGTCAGCATCACCGCCGCCCTCGCCGGCGCCGCATTCGGCCAGAGCAACGCGGCAGGCGACATCAGTGTCACCGCTGCGCCGACCGAATACATGCCCGACACAGGCTGGGACGATGCCGGGGTGTGGACCACCGCGGGCGGCGCCACCGTCAACTCGACCGTCGCGTCCGACCTCTATCTGCCCGCCCGCACCGCGAGCGCCACCGGCACCGCCGCCGCAACGCTGGCGGCGGGCACCTACCTCTACACCGACACCATCGTCGGCTGGAACGGCGGCACGGGCAACGCCACCGGCGTCTCGGTCGTCGTCGCCGGCACCCCCGGCACCTTCATGGCTTCGGACGAAACGGTTCCGACGTCGGTCTCGATCACCATCGTCGTCTCCAGCGTCGCCAACCAGAACATCGTCGTCAAGCCGCAGAACCTCCCCGGCCGCGACTATCCGACCCTCTCCGGCGGCTCCCTCACCAAGATCGCCTGACCCTCCCCTCCATCGCGAAGGACACGCCCATGGCCTCGACCGAACAGACCATCAACCCAGGCGTCGCCGCCGACGCGCCGACCTTCACGGGCATCTCCGTCACCGGCGCGCCGCCGCCGTCGATCGCCGCGGGCGGGGTGACCTTCAACCGCGCCCACCAGACCGCCTTCTTCGACCAGCAGCCCTACGCGCCCGGCCACACCTATGCGGTGCGCGTAGCGTTCGCCGCGCCCGCGGCGGGGTTCGCCGGCACGGTGCGCGTCCGCATCGCCGCGGTCCAGTCCGGCACCGGCGCGTCGTTCGACCGGACCGTCGACCCGTCCCAGGGCGACCTCGTCGGCACGTTCGTCGCGACCGGCAACGAGACGGTCGGCATCGTCCAGGGCCTCACCGATGCCGCCGGTAATGTCGGCTTCGTCGTCACCGGCTTCTCCAGTCAGGACTGACGCGCACCGCGCGCCCCTCCGCCCCTCTCGCCATCTGAAAGGATCGCCCCATGGCCGGCAGCTTCAGCGACTATCTCGAAAACGCGGTCCTCTCGTGGATCAAGGGCACGGCGATGCCGACCGCGCCCGCCGCGGTCTATGTCGCCCTGTTCAGCGCCGAATCGGCGGACGGCGCGACCGTGACGGAAGTCACCACCACCATCCGCATCGCCGGCCGCGTCGCCGCCACCTTCGGCGCGGTCGGCGCCGGCTCCGGCACCGCCAAGCGCATCTCCAACTCGGCGATCGTCGATTTCGGCACCGCAGCCGGCAGCGCCAGCCTCACCGGTCTCGGCCTGTTCGACGCCGCCTCGTCGGGCAACCTGCTCGCGTGGGCGGACCTCACCACGCCGATGACCGCCTCGACCGGCAATCTGGTGAGCTTCGCCGCCGGCGCGCTCACCGTCGACCTCGATTAGGGATCGTCCCAAAGTATTACTTTGGGCCGCGCAAGTTGAAGGAAGTAGAAAGATGCCTGTCCTGAGCAACGTCGAAGGGGGCGACCTCGTCACCGCCACCGTCCTCGCCGCGCACCGCAACGTCTACGGCGGCGTCGAGCTCAAGGCCCCCGGACCTGCGGCCGAAGGCGGCGAGCCGTCCGTCGCCTCCTACGACCTGCCGCAGGCGATCGCCAAGCAACTGAAGGCGCAGGGCCTGATCGCCTTCGAGGACGCAGCCGCGCCCGCGGCGTCACCGGCCGGCGCCAAGGGCAAGACGCAGGATCCTCCCGGCGAATGACCGTCGAGCATGTCGAGGGCCTGAAGGACCTCGAGGAGTTCCTCGACAAGCTGCCCGACCGCATCGCCAGGAGCGGCGTCCAGCGCGTGCTCCGCCGCGCGCTGGCGCCGCTCCAGCGCCTCTGGCACGACAATACGCGCGTCAGGAAGCGCGCTCGCGGCAACGGCCCGGCCGGCCGGTTCCGCGTCTCGATCGACATTTCGTCCCGGCTGATCCGCTCGGTTGCGCGGGGCGTCCGCGCCAGCGGCACCGCCCCCGCCTGCGTCGCCTATGTCGGCCCCAACAAGATGGGCTATCCCGAGGCCCTCACCGAGGAATTCGGCGCCGCCTCGCACAACGAGACGCCGCCCAACGCCCCCGGCCGCCGCGCCTGGGAAGCCGGCCAGCGCACCCCGCTCGACATCGTCAGCGCCGAACTGTGGCCGGAGATCCAGAAGACAGCGGACCGCTACGCCAAGCGCAGCGCTGGCTGAAACCCGCCGATTTCCTTCGAGCGTGTTTTCTAGGTCAAAGCCATGATCTGCAAAGGCTTTTGACTGAGTCCCTTGGGGCTGTTTCGAACGGGGGACGCGGTGGAAGCTGACCTCGTCGCCCGCATCGTCGCCCTCGCCATCGACGGCGTCACGGCGGACCAGGTGAGCTGGGACGAGCGCCGCAAGGGTGCGCCGCTCCCGGCGATAATCCTCCACCAGATCGCACCAGGCGCGCTCTACAGCCATGAAGGCCGCAACGCCCTCGCCCAGCCGCGCCTCCAGGCCACCATCCTCGCCGCATCGCCGGCCGAGCGCCAGCGCGTCGCCGACGCCGTCCAGGCGGGGCTGGAGCCTGCCGCGACCGTCGGCGCCACCGCCTTCGGCGAAGCCTTCCTGATCATGGCCCCGGACCTGCCCGTCGAGCGGATCGAAGACGCCGCCCGCGTCTTCGGCCGCGCCCTCGACTTCGAACTCACCTGGCATCCCGCCTAAACCCTCAGGAGACAGACCATGGCCCAGACCGGCTTCGGAGCGACCTTCCAGCTCTCCGCCACCACCATCGCCGACATCACCACCGGCAAGCTCCTCGAGGTGCTCGAGGTCGGCTTCCCCGATCCCGTGACCGGCACGACCGAAACCACCAACCACGATTCGCCGGGCGCCGTCCGCGAATATCTTCCCGACCTCGTCAATCTCGACCCGGTGCCGGTGAAGATGAACTACACCCCGGGCTCCGCGACCGACATCGCCTGCGAGGCGGCCGCCTATGCGCGCGCCCTCTATTACTTCAAGGCGCGCGTGCCGATCGCCGGCGGCGCCACCTTCCGCACCTTCACCGGCCAGTGCATCGTCGTCTCCTACAAGCGCGACCCCGCCAAGACCGGCGGCGCACTCACCGCCACCCTCACCATCCAGCCGACCAGCTCGGCGACCCGGACCACCGTCTGATGGCGGTCCCCGAGCAGAGGTTCGAGGCGCTGGGCAAGACCTGGCGCTTCGCCCTCGACTTCTACGCCATCTGCTCCCTCGAGGAGTTGTACGACCTGGCGTTCATCCAGATCATGCTCAGCTTCCTCCCGGAGCTGGCGCTCAAGGACTTGAGCGAGGAGCAGGTCCTCCAGGCACGGTCGACCTCGCGGATGACCGATCTGCGCAAGCTGATGTCGGCCGGCCTCTCGTCGCACCATCCTGAGGCGACGGTGCGTGACGTCTGCGCGATCGTCGACGAGTTGGGCGTGGTGAAGGTGGGTGAGATGCTGAAAAGGGCGCTCGCCGGCAGCATGGGGGGCGCCGGCACCGGCACCGAAAACCCTCCGACCTAGCACCGCCGGAGAAGGTCGATATCGACCGGCTTCTCCGGATCTGGTGCGATGCGGCGCTCGCCCCGGCCGACTGGTGGAAATCGACGCCGCGCGAGTTCAACGCGGCGGTGCGCGGCCGCATCGACCGGCACAATGCCGGCCTCGTCCGCGCCTTCTGGACGGCCCGCTGGAGCCGCGAGAAGGACATGACGCCGCCCAAGGACGTCATGATCGACGTCGACGGCAAGGCGGCCGGCGCCAAGGCGGCCGAGGCGAAGCCGCAGACCGGCGAAGAGATGGACCGCGCCTGGCGCGCGTGGGCCGCGGTCTACGGCGACGCGATCGAGGTCGGCGAGGAGCCTGGCCCGCCGAAGCGGCGGCGTCAGAGGGTGTCCGGGGCGGCCTCATAAGTCTGCTCGAACTCAGGCCGGTTGCGCGGCATCTTTTCCAAGACAGCTGCAAATCCGAGAAACACTCCAGCGGCGATGGACGCGAGCAGCGTAATCTGCGCGTCGGTCGCAAACGCGCCCATGGCGAAAACGGCCGCGAGGCCTCCGTTCGGCTCCTCGACGCTTGAGCCAACCAACTTCCATAGGTTGAATGCGAAATAGCCGAACAGCAGTGCCGCCAGCGCGAAAGCCGTTCCGACTAAGTTGAAAAATGTCCTCACGTGCGTGCCTCCCCCGATGTGGGGAGGTTGCATCAAAGCCGCGTCTGAGGCAATCTGATCCGCGGGTGTAGTAGCCCGGATCGAGATAGGTGGCTCAGCCCGTTGGCGCGGGGTGTGTCACCGAAAGCAGGAGCGAGGGTTGGCGCCCTCTGCTCACCGACCTTTTATGTCGGGAGTGGGGCGCCATACAATACCCCTCGGGGAAAATCGCTCCACCGGTCTCTCGGCCGGCTACTACGCTCCCGGCACCAGGTCCGACACCTGGAGCGGCTGTAGTAGGCCAAGTCGAGAGAACACCCTTATGGGCCAGGTCATTCCATTCCCGGAGTCGCGCGAGGCAGCGCCGTGCGACGATGCGGCATTCGAGAAAACGCCGGAGCTGCTGCTGGTCATGGCCATGCTGCGGGCCCTCTCCCCTGACGACTGGGAGCGGGTCGAGACGCAGTTGATCGCGCTCCACATCAAGCTGACCGATGGCGGCATGAAGCGAGACGAGACGATGAGGTCGGCCATGTGGCTCTTCTGCCATGTCCGAGAGGCCACCCGTGCCGAAGCCTAAGCCGCTGCCAGATCGCGAGGAGTGGCGCCAAATCCCTGGCTGGGAAGGCTACTATGAGGCGTCTAACTTCGGGAGGGTGCGGTCAGTTGACCGCGTGATAGAGCAGTACAACAGAAACAGGGAACGCGTTCACGTTTTCTACCCAGGCCGCCTACTCGCGCAAAGGGAAACGTCTTTCGGTTATCTTGAGGTAGGACTTTGTCGCAACAACAAAGTCACTTGGCGGCGGGTTCACCAGCTAGTTTGCGCTGCCTTCCATGGCGAAGCGCCACCAACCTGCGAGGTCGGCCACAGGAACGGTCAGCGCAAAGACAACTTCGCATCTAATTTGCGCTGGATGACGAAGTTAGAGAACGCAGCAGACAGGATCGCCCATGATCGACACATGCCAGGCGAGCGCCACGCCAATCATAAACTAACCGAACAAGCTGTCACAGAGATCCTCGCCGCTCGGCCGCTGGCCTATGGGGTTGCGAGCAGTCTTGGCCGAAAGTTCGGTGTGCATTCCTGCACTATACGGCGCGTAGCCGCTGGCGCTGCCTGGCGTCACCGCCAATAGAAGCCGCCACTAAATACTTACGGGGAGCAGACGATGGCCAGCTCCCTGATAGGACAACTGCGGATTTTGTTGGGACTTGAAACTGCTTCCCTCGAAGCGGGCGCGGCGAAGGCGAAAGCGGAGCTGCGCGGGGTCGCCGAATCGGCGGAGTTCGTCAAGCACACGCTGGAGCGGATCGGGATCGGCTTCGCCGCGGCCGAGCTGTACGAGTTCGCCAAGGGCGCGCTCGAATATGCCGCCTCGCTCTCGACCACCGCCAACCGCGTCGGCGTCACCGTCGAGCAGTTGCAGGTGATGCGAAAGGCCGCTCGGGAATACGGCGTTGAACAAGCTGTCATGGAGACGGGCCTCGCCAAACTGAACATCACGCTCGGCAAGGCCAAGGGCGGCGCCGCCGGCGCCGTGAAGGCCTTCGCCGGCCTCGGCATCAAGCCTGAACAGCTCGCGAGTTTCCATCAGGCCGGCGACGCGCTGCCAGCCGTTGAGGAGGGTCTGAAGAATGTCGGCGACAAGGCCACGCAGGGCGCGGCGGCTTGGGGTCTGATTGGAAAGGGTGCCGCCGCCGCTCTCCCCGTCTTCACCATGGGCAAGGAAGCGCTCGACGAGCTGACCGCTGCCGCCGTCGAGCATGGCCTCATCACCACCGACCAGGCGCATCGCGCCCACGAGGCGGAAGTCGCGGTCGGCGAGCTCGCCGTCGCGCTCAAGTCCCGCCTCGCCATCGCGATCGCCGACAATGTCGAGGAGATCACCGGCTTCATCACCGAGCTCGAGCACATGCTCGGCAAGATCGGCCAGATGATGGACATGCTCGACAGCCTCCGGTTCAAGGCGTCGAAGGCGCAGATTTCCTTTAACGACCTCACCGACCGCGCCCGGGCCGGAATGTGGTGGATGGGCATGGCCGGCGGCATCGACCCCGGCGAGTACCAGGGCCGGCATCAGGGCAACCAAGCGCAGTTCGCCGAAATGGACGCCTCGGAGCTGCGCGCCTACCAGCGCCGCCACTTCCCCGCCCTGTTCAACGGCGGGCCGAAGGAACCGACGGCCCCTCCTCCCAACCACCTCGACCTCTCGCACCATAAGAAGCCGAAGAAGCACGCCGACCACACCGAGCAGCGCGAGAAGGAAGCCGAGCGGATCAAGTACGACCTGGACAAGGAGGAGCTGGACGGCAAGAAGCAGCTGCTCGAGGCGCAGAAGTCGCTCGCGGCCAGCACCGAGGACCGCGACGCGATCCAACTCCAGGTGCTGCAGATCGACCACGACCTCAAGGCGCTGGAGATCGCGCACAAGCTGAAGATGGTCGAACTCGACCGTACCGTCTCGCCGGTGCAGAAGAAGGCAGCCGAGCTGGAGGCGAAGAGCGCGAATGCGCTCAACGACCGCCTCCTCATCCTCAACAAGGCGAACCTTGGCCTGCAGCAGCGCCTGGAGCAGGAGCGCGAGGCCGAGGCATACGACCAAACGATTCTCAAGTCGCACACCGACCGTCTGAAACTGGAAGAAGACCTAGTAAAGACGACCGCGGAGCGGCGGACGATCGAGCTTGAGTTGCTCCGCCTCGCTTATGAGCAGCGGGCGCGGCAGCTCAAGGCGATCATCAACGACACCTACGTCTACACCGACGATAACGGCAAGTCGCAGACGATCTACACGCACTCGGCGGCGGAGCGGGATCAGGCGCGCGTGGAGCTCTACGGCTACCACGGCGACGGAAACAACACCGCCCGGAGCCTCGCCCAGAATTACGAACTCGAGCGCCAGAAGGTGCTCCGGTCCACGATGGGCCCGCTGGAGCAGCTGCAGGACAGCATCCCCGACACCGCCAAGCGGATGAACGAGGCGCTCGAGGAGGTGGCGGCGAACGGCCTCAAGTCGATGACCGACGGCCTCGCCGAGGCGTCGGCGTCGTGGATCAAGCTCGGCGGCACGGCCGGCAACATCCTTCGCCAAATTTATCAGGATATCATGAAGATCCTGATCATGAAGTTTATCGAGAAGCCGGCGATCAACGCGCTGCAGGGCCTGTTCGGCGGCGCGGGGGGCGGCAGCCTCGGCTCCTTCGCCAACATGCAGGACGATGCCGCCTTCCTCCCCGGCTTCGCCACCGGCGGTTCGCTGATCATCGGCGGCATGGGCGGCGTCGACCGCAACCTGCTTTCGATCAACGGCTCGCCGGTCGCGCGCGTCAACCAGGGCGAGCGGCTCGACATCGTCCCCGCCAACGACCGCGGCGAGGGCGGCGGCGCGACCATCTACAACGACATGCGCGGCGCGGTCCTCACCCAGGACCTCTACGACCACGCCAACCGCGTCGGCGTCCAGGCGGCGATGACCGGCGGCGCGCTCGGCCAGGCCGGCGCGGTGACGACGCTGAGCCGCCGCGCCGCGCGCATGCTGCCGACCGGGAGGCGCTGATGTCGGCGGTCGACCTCACCGGCCTCATCAAATGGTCGACCGGCAAGCCGCGCTTCATCGATTTCGGCGGCGAGCTCACCCCCGGCCTCGGCGGCCCGGTCCAGCGCGTCAACCGGCTTGGCAACCGCTTCGGCATCGACGTCGCTGGCGTCCCGATCCCCGAATATCCGGACGCCGAGGCGCTGGTCGCCTGGCTGCGCCTCGCCAAGCAGAACGGCGCCATCTTCCCGTGGCCGACGCCGCGCGGCGCGCCGGCGACCTCCTACGGCTCCCCCGTCGTCAACGGCGCCGTGACGGCTGGCACCAGCGTGGCTGTGCGCGGCCTGACGGTCGGCGCCACCATCCGCTTCGGCCAGTTCTTCTCGATCGTCACCGCCGGCTGGCGCTGCCTCTACGCCCATGCCGCGACGGCCGTGGTCGCGGACGGCGCGGGACACGCCACGCTCACCGTCGATCCGATGCTGCGCGTCAGCCTCGCCGACGGCGACGTCGTCGAGCTGGCGACGCCAAAGATCATGGGCTTTTTGAAGAGCGGCGACCTCGACAACGAGATCATGCTCGCGCCATTCTGCCGCATCGACTTCTCGATCGCCGAGAGCAAGTAGATGGCCTTCACCGGCGACGTCATCACCGTCGCGGGCTTCGCCAAGTTCGAGCTGCCGGGCCACACCCTTCGCCTCTGCGACGGCGGCGTGCTCACCTGGGCCGGCGAGACCTACGCGGGCGAAGACGCGACCTTCGGCGTCATCGAGGGCATCGAGCCGCCCGACGAGTCGCTCGGCGACAGCGCGCCCGGGGGCAAGCTCACCATGCTGCCGAAGGACGCGGCCGCCGCGACGACGCTCAGCCAGCCGACCTACCAGAACAGCCGCATGCGCTTCTGGTTCGCCGAGATCGACCGGGCGACCGGCGCCGTCACCGGCACGCCGGTGCTCTGCGCCGACATGCGGCTCGACACGACCAATCTGCGCCTCGGCTACACGAAGGGCGGGGGCGGCTACCGCAAGCTCGACATCGAATTCATCACCTCGGCCGACCGGCTGATGCTGACCGAGGACGGCAACGTCCTCAGTCCCGCCTTCCACAAGCGCATCTGGCCGGGCGAGCTCGGGCTCGACAACGCGAACGGGCAGCAACTGACCGTCGCGTGGGGCGTCGCCGGTCCACCGCGCGGCAGCGTCTCGGTCGGCTCGTCGGGCGGCGGCGCCACCTTCGGCGGGGATTCGAACGGCATGGTGAGGTCCGTCAGTGCATGACCTCCTTCGCCGCCAGGCGGCGCTCGAAAAGACCCTGCGCAAGTATCGCGGCCGGGCGATCGACTGGCGCGAGGTCGATTGCGTCCGCATGCTGCGCTCGCACCTGGTAGCGATGGGGGCCCGGGGGCTGCCGAGGCTGCCCCGCTATTCCACACCGGTTGGCGCGCTGCGCGCGCTTCGCGGCGCGGGGTTCGAATCCCTCGAGGCGCTGCTCGACGCGACCGCGGCGCGCATTGCGCCAGCCGCCGCGCTGGACGGCGACGTGGTCCTCGGCGCGGGCGATGTGCATTTTCAGGCGGTCGGGCTGCACGTCGCGCACAAGATCTGGGGCTGGCATCAGGATAATGGCTGCTCGGAGCCGATCGCGATCGTCGTCACCGGGCCTCTGATCGGAGCGTGGCGCGCATGAGCGGGTTCGCCCACACCGTCGGCAAGATCGCCGGCATCGCCTCCGTTGTGGCGATCTTCGTCATTCCCCAGCTCGCACCGGTGCTCGCCGCCGTCTCGGCCGCGGCGAATGCGGTCGGTGACGCGCTCGCCAAGCCCAATACCCCACCCGCGCAGGGCGCGGGCACCCAGGTCACGATCGGCGCCAACCAGCCGACGCCCTATGCGATGGGCCGCACCTATTTCGCCGGCGCCCAGATCCTCGACGTCGGCTACGGCGCGACGCTGGACGGCGTCCCCAACCCCTACCGCTCGATGGCGTTCGTTGACAGCCTCGGCCCAATTCAGGGCTACGTGGCGCACCAGGTCGACTTCACCACGGTGACCTACAGCGGCACCGCGGCGACCGGTTATTATGCCGGCTTCATGTATCTGGCGAGCCAGGGCGGCGCCTGCCCCGAATCGGCGGCGCTGGCCGGACCGTGGGGCGCCATCCCGAACTGGGGCGCGGGCTACAAGCTTTCCGGTCTCGCGGGGCGGATGCTGAGCCTCAAGTTCGACAAGAAGGGCAAGGTCTACGCCTCCGGCGCACCCCAGCCCGGCGCTATCCTCAACGGCGTCTACGTCTACGACATGCGGCAGGATTCGACCCAGCCGGGCGGCTCCGGATCCTGCCGCGCGCGCAATGAGGCGACCTATGTCGGCGGCGATGCGGCGAAGAACCCCTCCTGCCACGCCGTCACCTACGCGCTCAGCCGCTTCCAAAACGGGGTCAAAGTGTTCGGCCCCGGGTTCGAGTCCGATGCGATCGACTGGCCCGCATGGACCGGCTTCGCCAACGTCTGCGACGCTAACGGCTGGCAGGTGAACGGCACCATCTACGAGGGGCCCGGGATCAGCCGCTGGGACAATCTGAAGCGCATCTGCGCGGCCGGCGGCGGCACCCCCTGCTTCGTCGGCGGCCTGCTCTCGGTGCGCTACCAGTCGCCCAAGGTCGCGCTCGACACGATCACCGCGGCCGACCTGGCCGACGGCGAGCAGCAGATCGCCGGGATGAAGACGTGGAAGTCGCGCCTCAACGGCATCTACGCCAAGTATCGCTCCGAGGCCCACCAGTGGGAATATGTCCAGGCGACCAACCTCGTCACCTCGTCGACCTACGTCACCGAGGACGGCGAGGAGAAGAACCAGGAGACCCAATACGACCTGGTGACCTCGGCCAACCAAGCGGTGCAGCTCGCCGCCTACGACCTCGCCGACGGGCGCGAGCTCGGCCCCTTCACCCTCGTCCTCAAGCCCCGCCTGCTCGCCTACCGGCCGGGCGAGGCGCTCAACGTCAACATCCCGGAGGTGGGCCTCTCCAACCAGCTATGCGTCGTCACCGGGTGGAAGTTCGACGTGTCCGGACCGACCGTCACCCTGACGCTGGAGACCGAGACGAGCGCGAAGCACGCCTTCGCGCTCGGCCTCACCGGCACCGCGCCGCCGTCGCCGGGGCTCACCACCGGCCAGGACATGGACGCGGTGCTGAGCGCCAATGCGACAATCGCCAACCTCACCATCGACTGCCCCCGCGTCGTCGACATCGCCGCCGACAGCGCCGGGACCATCACCAGCCTGCCCAAGACGATCACGCCGACCGTGTTCAGGGGCGACGCCGACATCCGCGTCGCCGACGACGTCTCCTATGCGCTCCAGAACGCCAGCGCCAACGTCACCACCATCGCGATCGACAACACGGTGGGCAGCGCCGACAAGGGCCGCGTCACCGTCTCCGCGCTGGCCGGCTCGGGCAGCTACGAGCTGGTGGTGACGATCGGTCCGACCGTCTTCCCGCCGATCAAGGTCACCCTCCAGGTCAACCGCGCCGTTCCGTCGTCGGGCGGGGGCGGCGGCGGCACCACCGGCGGCGCGTTCGACGGCACCGGCATGCTCGTCTCCTCGACCAGCTTCGCCGAGATCGGCCGCGTCTCCGGCTTCGCCAAGACGACGGGCCAGACGATCACCGCAAGCTTCTCGAGCGACTATGAGTTCCGTTGGACCCACGATGCCAGCAACGCGCTCGTCGCCCGCTGGGAAATCTCGGCGGCCGGCGCGGAGAGTTGGTCGACCATCGGCTCCGCCCACACCGGCACCCTCTCGACCTTCACCGCGGACGATTTGAGCTCCACCGTCGGCGCCGTCACCGCGGTCGAGACGTCGACGCCGTCCAACGGCAGCTACGACGTGCGGCTGGTTGCGGCCTTGTCGGCGACCGGCGGCAACATCTCTCTCGACGACGGGCCGGGGAGCGTCACGGTCAGTTAGGCATCGTGCAGCGCCCTGGAAGCACAGCTCGGCGGCTGGCGCGCTGATCCTCTGCGCGGAGCAGATCGCATGAGCGGCGGGGCGGGCGGCGGCCGGTAGGAACGATGGGGTACAGGGGAGCGGGCAATGGGCGTCAACGACATCATCGCGCTTGCAAGGCTGTTCGGCCCGATCGGGCTGTTCGTCGGCTACCTCATCTGGAGCCAGACCTATCGCGACAAGGCGACCGAGAAGCGGGAGGAGGCCGATCGCGTGCTCGCCCGCGAGCGCATCGAGACCGACAAGGCGATCACCGCTGCGATGACCTTGCTCGCCACCAAGATCGATGGGCTGAGACGCTGATGTGCGAACGCCGCGACGCGATGCGCGAGGTTCGGGAGGCGGCGGCGTCCCTGTCGGCCGTCTGCCGCCCGCGCTCGATCGACGTCCTCGCCCAGATCCGCAGCCTCTACAGCGAGGCGCTCGACGAGCCGCTACCGCAACCCCTGCTCGAAACCCTCGCCGGTCTCGCCGACGTCGAGACCAGCCACTGAAGGAGAGCGTCCATGCTCATCCCGCTTCTCGCCGCGCTCGCGGCGGTCACGCCCGCGTCCGCGACGCCTCCGCCTCCTCCTGCAGAATCCTCCGCCGCCGCGGAGCCGACGATCCGGGAGGTGATCGCGCTGTGCGATCGAGCGCTCGTCGAGATGATGCACGGCAAGGATGCCGCCGCGGTGGTCGCGGACGGGACCAAGGCCATGCCGCCAGCCACCGCGCACCAGGTCGGCCAGGTCTGCGCCGTCTACCTTTCCGGCGCCATCAGCCTTGCCAAGCACGCCGCCGAGGAGGCCGCCATCGCCGACGCCGCCCGGCGCACCATCTGACGCGCCGTCCCGGCGCCACGAAGCCAACGGAGGACATCTCGATGGGCTTGAACATCCTCGGTCTGGGACTGGGCCTCTTCGGCGGCGTCGGCGGCCTCGCCGCCGTCGCGGCGCGATTCGTCGCACCGGCGCTGTTCAGCGCGGTCGCCGGTCCCGTCGTCAAGGCGGCGTGGTCCGCCTGGTCGTTCGTCAGGGGGCTCGATCCGCGCACGATCGCCGCCGCCCTGGCGGCAGGCGCCGCCCTGTTTCTCTATGTCGAGCTGCGCGATGAGCGGAAGTCGCTCGCCGGCGAGCTGGCGTGGGGCGTTGCGGTCATGGTCGAGGTCGATCGCGCCCACGGATGCGAGCCGCTGCGGCGGGGCTGTGCGGTCGACAAAGGGGACGCGGCCGCCAGCATCCACCAGCTCACCGACAATGCTCGCGCCTGGCGCGCCGATGTCGAGCGGCAGAACGCCAGCCAGCGAGAATCGGCGCAGGCCGCCGCCGCCCGCGACGCCGCGGCGCGCGCCGCAGCCTCTACCACGGCCGACCAGGACGCGAGAGAGGCCGTGCGCACCGGCCTCCGCGTTCCGGACCGCAAGACCGGCGTCTCCTCGAACGAGTGGAGCAAGATGTGACCCGCACTTTCGCCAGCCTCGCCCTCGCCAGCCTCCTCCTCGCCGCCTGCGGGACGCCCCAGACGCACCCCAAGTCCGCCGTCGACGAGCCGGTTCAGCACCAGGAGGTCGTGGTCTCGCGCGACGCCGCGTGCCCGGCCGATCCTGCGACCATCCCAGCGGTGCCGAAGCGGATCGGCGAGGAGCATCCCACGATGCCGACGAACGCGGTCCCGCCGCCGCCCGATGACAAGGATCTCGCCGCCGCGAGGGCCTTCCTCACCGGCGAGGTGGACGCCTCCCATGCGCGCGAGAGGATCCTCGGCGACAAGGTGCTCGAGCAGCGGACGTGGATCGAGAAGAGCTACGCCATCCACCGCGCCTGCGCCGGGATCGCCGCTTCTAATCCGGCCGTCTCGTTCCCCGGCCGCAAGCCGGGCGACAAAGCCACGGCGACGAAACCACCTACCGGCTGACCGGTCGGGCAAGCCAATGTCGGCAAGAGGCGGCGGAGGCTTCGGCCTCCGCCGCCTTTTCTGCGTTCGGGGCACATCGGGAACGCTGCGAACTGTCGTATGGTAGCTGCGAACTCACGGTTGACCACGCGCAGAAAACCGCGCATTTCCGCCGCGCTGGCCCGATGGCGGAGTGGTTACGCAGAGGACTGCAAATCCTTGCACGCCGGTTCGATTCCGGCTCGGGCCTCCATTTCTTTCACCGCTCCTCGAAAATGACCAAAGCGGTGGCGTTCGCGCCGCGCTTTTCGCGTTGCCATTGTTGCGGACTCCCAAGTAAAAGCGTCGCGACGCGCTGGAAGAGCGCGGCCAACAGGGAGACCGTGAATGTCCTTTGAGAAGAGCTTCGTGCGGCTCGGCGCTCTCGCCGCCGTCAGCACGTTCGCGATCGTGGCGAGCCAGGGCGCGCACGCGCAGGGCGCCGTTTGCGGCACCTATGCCGCCGGCACGATCACCCAGCCCGCGCAGGGGACCCCGACCGGGACCAACGCCACCGCCTGCGGCAATCTCGCCACCGCGAGCGGCACATCCTCGACCGCGACGGGCGACCGCGCCTTCGCCAGCGGGAGTTTCTCGACGGCTGTCGGCGATTTCGCTGCGGCCACCGCAATTTCCTCGACTGCCGTCGGCGATGCCGCCAGTGCGCTCGGCCCCGTAACCACCGCCGTCGGCGCCAACGCCAACGCGACCCTCGACAACGCAACCGCCGTCGGCTCCGGCGCCAACGCGACCGGCCGCTCCTCGACCGCCATCGGCAGCGGTGGCGTTGCCAGCCGCAACAATATCGCGGCGGGCGGCTTCAGCACCGCCGTCGGCACCGGAAACCAGATCGCCGCCGGCGCGACCGGCGCCACCGCCGTCGGCGACAACAACACGATCGCGACCACCGCGAGCTTCGGTTCCGCCTTCGGTTCCTTCAACGCTGTGACGGGCACGTCTGGCATCGCGATCGGCAACGGCTCCACTTCGAGCGGGGCCAATTCGGCCGCCCTTGGAACTGCGGCCCTTTCCACCGGGAGCGACTCGATCGCCTTCGGCACCCTCGCCACCTCGACCGGCGCGGAGGGCACCGCCGTCGGCAACCGCACGTCGGCGACCGGCACGTCGGCGAGTTCCTTTGGCGACCGCGCCGTCGCTTCGGGCAATTTCTCGACCGCGCTCGGCGATTTCGCAGCGGCGACCGGCCTGCAGTCGACGGGCGTCGGCGACGCGGCCAGCGCGCTTTCCACCAACTCCAGCGCCTTCGGCAGCAACGCCAACGTCGCCGCCGCCGCGACCAACGGCACCGCCCTCGGCGCCCAGTCGGCCGTGACGGGCGTGAACGGCACGGCGGTGGGCTGGAGAGCGGCGGCGACCGGGGCTTCGGCCACCGCGGTCGGCGACCGCGCCGCTGCATCCGGCGCCGGCGCCAACGCGATCGGTCTGACCGCAGTCGCCTCGGCAGCGAATGCCAACGCCATCGGCACGAACGCGCGCGCGACCGGCGTCAATGCCATCGCCATCGGCACCAATGCGCTTGCGACAGGCTCGGTCGCGGTGGGGGCGAACTCGACTGCTTCCAACGGCGGCGCCGCCTATGGCGACAACAGCACGGCGACCGGCATCAATGCGACCGCGGTCGGTCCAACGGCTTCGGCAACCGGCCAGTCCGCCAGCGCCTTCGGCGACCGCTCGGTCGCGTCGGCCAACTTCGCGACCGCGCTCGGCGATTTCGCCGCGGCGACGGGAGTCCAGTCGACCGCCGTCGGCGATTCGGCGAGCGCCCTCGCCCTGAATGCGACGGCCGTCGGACGCAATGCCAATGTCGGCGCTGCCGGCACCAACGCGACCGCGGTCGGCGCCAGCGCCGTCGCAAACTTCGCGAACTCGACCGCGATCGGCACGGCCGCGGCGACCACGGCCGCCAACCAGGTGACGATCGGCGGCATCGGCAGCTCGGTGAGGGTCGGCGACATCGTCGCCAGCACCGCAGCCCAGACCGGTACGATCGCCGTGGCGACCGTCGATGCGAACGGCACGCTCGGTCGCAACACCACCCTGTTCGGCACGGTGGCGACCAACACCGCGAACATCACGACCCTGCAGGGCCAGGTCGGAACCCTGAATACGACCGTCGCTGCGCAGGGCACGTCGATTGCGGCCCTGCAGGGCACCGTCGCGACGCAGGGCACCGCGATCACCGCGCTTCAGGGCCAGACGTCCAGCCTGTTCAGCCTCACCGACCTCAATCGCCGCGACATCCGCAAGGCGAATGAAGGCGTCGCCATGGCGCTTGCGATGGATACGCCGTTCCTTCCGTCGGAAGCGCATTTCGCGGTTTCCGGCGGCGTCGGCTACTTCCGCGACCGGCTCGCCGGCACGGCGGCCTTCGCGGCGCGGGTCGGACCGATGACGTCGTTCACCGGCGGCGTCGGCGTCGGCTTCGAGAGCGGCAGCGTCGGCGCCCGCGCGGGCTTCCAGCACGCGTGGTAG